CTCGTGAGTTCTCTATTCCCGCTGGCACTCCTTTTGACATCATTCGTTTAATGCCTGGTGATATCATTCATGTTTCTGAGACTACTTTTGGTAATAACACCAAACCTTCTTCTACTAATAAGTATGGTTATGCAGATGCTAATGGTGAATGGCAGGCTGCCTCTACTGCTACTGCTGTAACTGGTTTTGTCGCTCAGTATCAAGGCACTGAGGCTATTGTGATTGGGCAAGATTATTTATCTGCTTATATATTAGAAGTAGTAAAGAATCCTGAAGCTACTATTTCTTAATAAAGGAGGTTTTTAATAATATGAAATTATCTAATGATATTGTAAAATTTTCTAATGGCAATACTACTGTTTATGAGCAGTTCGCCGATTATTATCGTCATTATTCTGATGAGTTTTTAAAAAAGAATATTGGCTCTTATGAAACCATGACTAAAGAGGGCAAGCCCATTTCTTTTGCTGAAAAGGAAAAGAGAGTTCATGAAGCTATGCTTTGTGAGATTGAACGCTTTGCGGGTGTAAAGCGTCCTGAAAATGTTCCTGCTGAAATTTGGGCTTCTAATCCTAATTTTAAGTGGTCTACTTTTGCGGTAGTCACGATGATGATTGAGACCATTTTACCTGCTACTATTATTAATGAGATTGGTCTTTATACCGAAATTCGTCAGATTGGTTTTGGTGATGTTCCTTTATTTAAGGTTCCTCCTCGCTCTTTAATGACTGTGTCCAGAGGCGGGAATGCACAGCGTCAGACTCTAATTCAGAAACAATACAAGTCTGATGCTACTATTCCTGTATTTAATCATGTGATTACTACTTCTGTTGATATGTATGCTGTTTTATCTGGTCGTCAGTCTTTGGCTGAATTTGCTCGCATTGCAGTTCTTTCTATTGAGACTGAAATGACTAAGGAAGCATACGGTGCTGTAACTGCTGGTCTAACTGGTGTTAATCGTCCTGCTGCTCTAAAGATTGAGGGTGCATTTGACATTCAGAAGTTAATTAAGTTAGCTCAGACTGTTCAGGCATATAATTTCAATATGAAACCTGTTATTGCTGGCACTACTTTAGCTCTTTCCAAGGTATTACCTGATTCTGCCAATGGTTATAGAATTAATGCAGATTCTGCTAATATGAATATTCAGCTAATTCGTAATATTTATGGGTATGATTTCATGGAGTTACCTCAAGTGGCTATTGGTGATTTCACCAATTATGGTCTTGCTTTAAATGATGATCTATTATTTGTTATTAGCCCTGCTACTGATAAGATTGTCAAAGGTGTTATTGAGGGGAGCACTCTAACAAATTCTAATGATTATTATGATAATGCTGATTTAACCAGCAACTTTACTATTAATAAGAGATTTGGTTTTGAGTTCTTATCTGGTGCAGTCAGTGGCGTTTATAATATGAATGCTTAATATTTATTTTGTTGGATAATAGGGAAAAGAGGAAGGTTTTCCTTCCTCTTTTTTAAAAGGAAAGAAAGGAAAACAATAAATGGCATATACAAAAAAAGTCGATACTAATATTAAAGAAAATGAGAAAAATGTCGTTGATAGTATAGATATAACTAATTTAGAAAAAGAAAATATGCAGTTAAAAGAAAAGATGTTAGAAATTGAAAAACAGATGAATCAACTTTTATCTGCATTGAATAATCAGAGTAATATAGAATCAAGTAATGAAGATAGAGATATTGAAGTTATTAGTTTAACGAATGCTCAAATGATTTTAAGTACTACTGGAAAAGCAGATGGAAAAAAATATGAATTTGAGAAACAATATACTATAAAATATATTCCTGAATCAGATTTAAAATTAATTATAAATTCTATGCCTCGTATTACTCAAGGAGGCTCTTATTATATTAACGACAAAGAGTTTGTGCAAAAGAACCGTTTGACCGGATTATACAAAAATATTCTTGATCCTACTGTTATGAAGAATATTCTTGATAAGAATCATGAGGAATTTATTGCTATATATGAATCTGCTCCATTAGGTCAAAAAACTATTATTAATTCTATGGTTTTTGATAAGAGATTGAATGGAGAGAATGTTGATGCTAATATTTTAATGTATCTTCAAAATAAGACAAATATTGATTATATAAATATTGAACCTCTTTTAAAGGAGGGATAATATGACTTCTTTTGATGAAATAATAGATATTGCTTTAGTTAAAGTTGATGATTATAAGATAATGAAGGCTTATAATCAAAGTCAGGATGTTTTTAAACAATATTGTGATGGATTTTTAATAAATGCAATACCTAATTTCTTTCAATGCAAACAGTCTCTTGATTATAATGTAGATAAAAGAAAGTTCATTTCTGATTTAACCAATGTTGAAATTAGTATTTTAGCTGATTTTTGGGTAATAGAATGGTTTAATAGAGAAATACAGAATTCTACAAAGATTAATGCTCTTCTTCAGACTTCGGGGAGTTTTAAAACACATGCGGCTTCTCAAAATTTGAAAGAAAAAGGTGCATATATAGATACATTAAGAGAAAAAGTTTATCAAAAAATTACTGATTATTTATTACAAGATATTAATATAAATTATTTGAAAAAGGAGTGATGATTTGTTACAGCAAAGAATAAATGAAATTTATAACATTCTTTTTCAATTTGAAAAAATTGACTCTCCTGATTCAAATGTTAATAAAGATACTTATATTAAATATTTAGATAGATTATATGTTTGGTATTTAGGATATAATAATGATATTGCAACGGCTATTAAAGGTCTTTATATTTTAGGAGACAAAGCAGAGCATAGTCAGGTAAAACGAACAGTTTTTCATATTATTAATATTCTTTCTAAGGAGAAAGAGTATGAATTATAGTTTTTTTGAGAATGCGATAAATAATGGGATTATTCAAACTCCTAATGATTATTTTAGAGATCAACAACAAGCGGCAATAGATCAACAATGGGAATATACCTCTGCAAGATATACCATAGAAGAACAAGTGGATTTTGGGTCTTATGACTTTAGGAAAATTGAAGTTTGGGTTGATAATGTAGTTGGATTAAGTAGCAGAGGTTTTACAAATGGGCAGGATTTTAAACGTCTGCTTTTCAGAGATATAAATCATCAAGTAAAAAAAGGCTTGTATTATAAATTTGATGATAATTATTGGATTTGTTATTTTACAGACAGTTATGCTAATGTTAATGAAGATATAGGCGTTCGTCGTTGTAATAATGTTTTGAAGATTATTGATCCTGAAAATGGCAGAATTTTTATTGCTCCTTGTGTAGTTGATTATGATATGACTTTTCCTAATGTTCAAGTTAGTAGCTATATTATTACTCCTAACAATCATGCTACTGTAATAGTTCAAGGCAATAAAGATACATTAAGACTTTTCAAAATAAATACCAGATATATTCTTGGTGGTCGTCCGTTTAAATTATTAGCATATCAAAATACAATAATAGATAAATCTATTTCTAATGAACCTACTTTATTATATCTTGATTTATATCTTGATGAACTTCAAGCGAAAGATGATATAGAGAATCAATTAGCTTATAATGGAACTTTTAATTATACTTTGAAAATTAATTCTAATAATATGGAATTGGTTAAGAATGATAAAGGAGTATTAGAAGCTCAGATTTTGTTAAATGGAGAAGAAGTTGAGAGAGATATAATTTGGTATTCAACTAATTGGCGAATAGTAAATATAAATAAAAAGGGCGAATATACAGTTTTAGGTTCTTCTGGAGAATGTCAAATAATTGGATATTTAAAAGGTAATAAAAAAGTCTATGATAGTATAAATATTAAAGTTGTAGACAAAGAAAATGTTACGCCTAAACTTATTATTCAACCTGCATTCAGTCAGATTCGTCAATTTGAATCTATTCAATTTAAAATAGAAGTTAATTATGGTTCAGAAATAATTAATAATTTATCTATGTTGTCTTTAAGTTTGACAGAAAATGAAATTGTTTTGTTTAATGACTATATAGATATAGAACAAAATGACAATTATATGTTTACTATAACTGGCAAAAAAATTAGTAATAATCCGCAATTTATATATATTAAAATTCAAAATGATAATCCTAATTTTACTTTTGATGAAGTATTATCATTAGATGTGATTAGTATGATGGGATAGGAGGTTATTATGTATAATAGTTATTATGCTTTACCAACTATTCCTTATAATATTCTAAAACATTTAGCTTTATCAGATGAGATTATTTGGAAATTGTTGAAATATAATGATTATGATGCTTTAGATAAACCCAATCTGACTTTTTCTGAAAAAATGGAATTGGTATGGAAGAGTGGGCCTCAAGAACAATATGGTATATTTTTTACTAATCTAATTGAGGATGCTATTGCAGAATCTAAATGTTTGATAAAAATATATAATTATTATATTGAGCCTGAATCATTATATGTTGGTAATGTTACTTATGCTTTTGATATTTTATATGGTGGTAAAATGTCCTTGGTGGGATATAATGGCATTCCTGTGTCAAGAGGAGATTTAATTGTAAATCGGTTGTTATCTGTTTTGAATGGTACAGAAGTTGATGGCGTAGGGAAAATGACTTTTCATCAAGATATGTCGAGATATGATTTATCAAGGAGTGTAATTGGAAATTCAAAAACATATACAGGAAAACAATTATTTATTAGTGTATTGGTTGGCGATACAGGTATAGAAACTGAATGTGATTCTTGATGGTAGATATAGAATATTTAAAAACCAGGTATTTTTATTTAGATGAACCTGTTAAATATAAATTAAAAGATAATGAGATTAATATATATCCAATACAATTAAAAGATAGTGAATTTTTTCTTAGCAGTATTGGTATTTTAACTGTAGATAAAAATTCTAATTCTTCTATTGAAATAATTCAAATGTCTTATTTAAAATTTATAGTAGTTATTTTATTTCAAGATGAAGTTAATATACAAAAATTATTGAATATTTTAATTTTGTGTTTAAAACTTAAAAAACCTCAAATTATTACAGAGGACGAAAAATTTTATATAATAGACAAAGAATTAGGAATTAAAATTAATCAAAAAGAATTTGATGATATAAAACGAATTATTTTGTATCAAAATTTTCCGGGATATGATGATGAATATATTGATCCCAATTTCAAGAAAAATATGGATGAAAAAGATCAATTAAGAAATAAAGGATTAATTTCTCCTAATTTAGAAAGAAAAATAGCTATTATTACTTCTCATACAGGTCTTTCTAAAAAAGAACAATTAGATATGACTTATCGTAGTCATTCGATTTTATTTGCGGAAGTGTATGAAGAGATTAAATATAATGTTATTATGCCTATAGCTATTTATAGTGGACAGGCTGATAAATTTGATAATTGGATATTTAAAAAGAAAAAAGGTAAATTTGATGATTATGTTGTTAATGTAGATGAATATAAAAAGTCTATGGGTAACAATTCAACTATTAAGCAGACATCTAATACTTCTTATGGAGATAATATGGATGTTGCTTTTAATAATTTTTATAAGGAGTGAAATTAATGGCTCAAAATCATTATGCTGCTGGCGTAGGTCGTGCATTAATTTTTAAGAATAATGAGTTAATTGGCGTAGCTAAAACTTTAACTGATACTACCTTCGATTTCACTATTACCGCCGAAGAAGTTCGTGGCGGTCAAGGTAATGCTTTGTGGGGTAAATTCTTCCATGACAGTAACTTAGCTATCACTTTGACCGACGCAATGTTCAACTTCGAGTATATTGCGGCTTCTCTTGGCGTTAATATTGAATCTGGAGGCTTATCTGTTATAGAAGAAGAAGTGACAGTCAGTGGTGGTGGAGGCAATGTTGAACTCACTGAGACTCCTGTGATGTTCGATGGTACTTTAATTGGTTGGTATAAGAAACCTGCTGATTCTGATTGGACGATCGGCACTATTAGTGGTAATACTATGACGATTCCTGGCTCTCAGAGCAACGATCATTATTGTGTCAAGTATTTTTATCAGAATGAGAACGCTAAATCTATTAGAATTAAAACTCAATATGTTCCTTCTGAACTTCATGTGGTTATTTTAAATGATTTATATTCTGGTGATATTAATGTACAAACTGACCAGACCCGTTATGGTCGGTTAATTACTGATGTACCAAGATTACAAATGGATGGTGAAATTTTTAAGTCCAAGATTGCTTAAAAATAATGCCACATATATTAAGTGATTAGTATATGCTCCGGGTTAATTGCTTTGAATCCCTAAAGTCTTTGCTACTACAACATAAGGATGAAATATGCCTAAGTGTGAATGTTACGAAAGTAGAAAAAAAGCAAAGAATGACATATGGTTAAATCCTAAGTGTTTGTACAATGGGTCTTTAGCAGCCACTTCTCGAATAGAGAAAGGTTCAACGACTATTCCCTTGTGGGGAAGTAAACTCAAGTGAGTTGAAAAATCCGGCACTTGATTGTTCGTTATATTTTTATAGAAAGGAGGAATGAAATGTTTGATGATAATCAAATAATATCAGTGAAATGGTCTTCAAATAATAAAAAACATTATATTAGCAAAGGATATCATTATACATATATTGGTGATGAGTTTTTTGTTCCTGCAAAAGATATGCCTTTAAGAAGTCGAATGAATGTGATTTGTATATGTGATTATTGCGGAAGACAATATCAAACAAGATATGCAAATTATAATATTGGAAAAGATCGTGGTAAACAGGCATGTAAACAATGTAAACAACTAAAAATACGAGATACTTTATTAAGAAAATATAATTCAACTTCTTTATGGGGAAATAAAGAATTACGGGCTAAAGCTAAAGAGTCAATGATTTCTAAATACGGCAAACCTTATGCTATGCAAACAAAAATAGGACAAGAAAAATTTAAAAATAGTATGATTAAAAATTATGGTGTTGATAATCCTGTTAAAAGTGATATATTGCAAGCTAAGGCCAAAAAATCTATGTATAAAAATGGAACAGTGCCAACATCTAAGCCAGAACAAAAAATTATCAATATGTTAATTCAATTATATGGTAAAGAAAATTGCAAACCTGGTTATCCTGTTGATAAAATAAATTTAGATTGTCTATTAATTCTTAATAATGTTAAGATTGATGTCGAGTATGACGGGGTATTTTGGCATAAAGATATGAAAGATTATGATAGACGTAGAAATCATTGGTTGATTAATCAAGGGTATAAAGTTTTGCGTATTTTAGGTGATAAAAAAGATAGTATACCTACAATAGAAAGATTACAACAAGAAATTGATTATTTGTTGGCCGGTCATTCTATTGGGTATATTGACATGACGAATAACGAACAATTAAGTTGAACATATAGTCTGTTCTTGCACGAAAGTGTAAGCTGTTAAAAACGGCATAAGATTAACGAACTTATGTGAACATAAAGTAATCAAAATCTTGCATTAACTTCTACTGGTGCTGCTACCGTTTCTTTAACTGGTTCTGCTTTAGCCATTAATGATGAGACCAGTTGTGAAGAGGACCCCTATTATGGTACTATGACCGAGGAAATTTATAATGCTAAATGGCAGGATGATGTTATTGGTATTGCTGTAGAAAACGGTGATGTTGAACTTTCTCAAAATGGGACTGAAACCTTATCTGTTAGAGTAATTTATAAAGGTTCTCTTCCTGCACAGCGGAAAGATAATTCTAACTTTACTTTTGCAATAGAAAGTGATCCTGCTTCTACTGCTACCGATACTGCTGTTGGGGCACATGATGGTAAAATAACTGCTGGTTCTATTGCTGGTACAGCTATTGTTTCTGTCAATTTAACTGATTATACAGGCAAAGTAGAACCTGCATTTGTTAAGGTGACTGTAGAATAATTTATAGTTGATAAATATAGGAGGGAAAACCCTCCTATATTTATATTAGAAAAATGTGTGAATATGTTAATATTAAAGCTGGAAAATGCAATGTAGATAATGGATTTTGTCCTTTTTTATTTTATTGCAATAAAAATAATGAATATAGGGTTAATCCAAGAATGAACAATACTTGTAAAAAAAAACCAGAAGTGATACCTAAGAATTATTATAAAGTACAATTTGAAAAGAAAAATTCTTTATATATAGAAGTTAAAAATAATATTATTATCTTAAAAAATCCGTTTGATTATGTTCCAGTTTATGTAAAACTATCTAAGGATAGAAATGGGAAGTGGTCTATTAAAGGGGCGTTGTAAATGGATGTAGAGAAAGATATTGATGCAATCTATAAAAGATTAAATAATATAGATAAAAGGTTGGTCGAGATTGAAAGTACGCGCCCATTTTTAAAAGAGATGGTGGATAGAAATGTATCAATTTGTGAATTGTTGGGTGAAACTATGCAAGAGGTGCAATATTCTATGCGGGCATTAAATGAAAAAATGGAGCTTCAATCTACATCTATTAAGGAAATTCGCGAAGAGTTCAATATTTTATCAGACAGAACTAATGATAAAATAGATGAAGTTAGTAACAAAATTCAATTAGTGGAAGATAAAGGAAAATTTGATATTTTGCAATATATAAAAAATAATTGGCCTTTAATTTTAGTTTTAATAGGCTTAGGAGGAGCTTATATTGCAAAATTTATTAAATTATAAAGGGAGTTTTGTATGAAACAAATAAAGGAAAAAGATGCCATCTATCTTGAAGAATATGATGTTCATGTAAAAAGATATTTAGATTATTCTGAAGTATATGCCATTGCTCGTGGTGTAATGAAATTTGACGATTGGGATAAAAAACAAATAAATTATGATGTTTTAGTTCTTCATTTTTGTACAGATATAAAAGATGAAGAAATTAGTAAGAATGGGCATGAATTATTACATTCTTCTGGTTTAATTGATACTGTGAAAAGTCAAATTTTAAATTTAGATGACATTGATAAATGTATTAAATATTATACTTCTATTGAAAGAAGTTTGACTCAAATTGTAAATTATATAGATAATTCTTTGAAGGTGAAAAATGGGCGCTCGAAATGATGCGGAATTAAGAGCATTGTTAGAACCTGCCTTGCAAAAAGCCGTTGATTATACTGCTGACAAAATTTTAGAAGAAAATTATGATATTATTCAAGAAGTAGTATATAATGCAGGGTTTCCCAACGTGTATGGAAGAACTTATACTTTTGGAGAAGCCTGGGAAGCAACATCAGGGGGTGGTGGAGGAATTTCATCAGAGTTTAAATGGGCTCCTGAAAAATTAGGATACCACCCTTCTGTATTTACAGGAGAAGATGTTAGGCAAGGATTAGTTGATATTATTTATGAAGGTATGGCGGGGCATGTATTTGGAACAGGATTTTGGACTACCAAAAGAAATGCTTTTAAACAACTTCAGAAAGTTTTAGGAAAAAATAAATTAAGACAATATTTTGAAGCTGGAATGACTGCTGCTGGATTAAGATGGAAACGCCATACTTCTGGTATTGGATTGGATAAAAGTTAATGAGTGTAGTTATGGGGATTGATGCGTCCACTACTTGTACTGGTATTTCTATTTTTAATAATAAAAATTTAGTTTACAGTACAGAAATCAGAGCTAAGAGTGATGAATGGCATCAAAGATTGATAGAACAAAAAGATCAAATAGAAGAAATAATTAAAAAATATGAACCTATAATGGCTTATATGGAAGATGTCCCTTTAGAAAGCAGAAGTAGTAAAAATCTTTTATTATTGGGGGCTGTTCATGGTTTTATTTTTGATATTTGTGTTAATTTTGATATAGAAATTGAATATATTTCTCCTACTGTTTGGAGAAGTAGGTTGAATATGTTCGATGGAACAAAAGATGGTCGTAAAAGAGAAGTGCTAAAGGAAAAAGCTATTCTTATGGCAAATAAATTATTTAATTTAAAATTAGAATGGCATGGGCCTAAAAGCAAGAAAACTCAAGATGATCAGGCTGAAGCCATACTTATTGCATGGAGCAAAATTAATAATAAATAATGAAGGATGGGTGAGTTATGGCAGGAGGCTCTAATTATTCTATTATAACTGATGTAGAACTTGATTTATCAAGTATAAAGAGTCAGTTAAAAGGAATAGATTCTAAAATAAAAATAAGTGCTGATTCTTCGGGATTAGATAAGGCGACAAATAGTGCTAAAAATTTGAATGACATTGCTAAGGACATAGGCTTAACTTTCCAAGAAGCAAATATGATTATGGATGCTTCGGCAAGTGCTATTAGGTCTATGGTGGATCAAGTCTTTGAATTAGATAGCGCATTGACAGAGTGAACTTTTTTGCTCTCGCTTATTGTGAGATGAGTGTAAAAATATGTGTCTAATTGCTGGGACGTCTTAAAGATTTTGCTACTACAACATAAGGATGAAACATGCCTAAGTGTGAATGTTACGAAAGTAGAAAAAAAAGCAAAATATGTTTATATGGTTAAATCCTAAGTAAATATTAATAGATAATCAGCAGCGAAGCCTTGAATAAAGGAACGTTCAACGACTATCCTGAAAAGGAGTAAAAATACAAGTGTTTGGTATTTTGAAATGGCACACTTCTATTATTTATAGAAGAAGATATAGTCTAATCTTTAATGAAAATTAAAGCTGTTATATAAACAGGGGAATGGAGTAGCGTCCATATAATTGATATTTTATCAATTACTTCCTAATATAAATGTCAAGAAAGTTTCTGACCTGAGTGAAGAAGGACTGCAGAGTTATACTTCACAATTATCTCAAGCTGGTAAACAGTTTGGGCGTACCGGTTAATATTTCTGGCCGGAGTGTTAAGATGGTAAATTAGCACTGAGAATCGTTCAAAATCCAATAACACCTAAAGTCTATTTAGCTACAATATTATATGAGATATGATAATATGAATGCGGGAAACTATTAACAATAAATAGAATAAGATATGGTAGAAATACCTAAGTCTGGAATGATTATATAATCATTGAATGGTTGATTGGTTGCGAAGTCCTGATGAGGGATGTGTCAAGAGACTTTAAAAGTTCGACCCCTCCAAATATTATAGGGTGAAGAAATAGTCCAGGAAAATATGAAAGTATTTTCGTTAAAATTGTCTATTGACTTTTTAATTTTATGAGTGATAAAATTATAATAGAATTAAAAAGGAGATGGGAGTCATGGTGTGTTTGTTTGTTTTTGTTTTAATCATTGCTTGGTTTATTCTTTTGGCTATTCTATATGCAGATCCTTCTGAATTGCCAAAAATTGTTGTTTGTTTGCCATTTATTATGGTAGGAATAACAGGAATTTTTTGTGCTATTTTTTCAAGAGAAAAAGTAGATGAAGGAATTATTGAATCAATGATTGAAGAAGATAATCGAGAACAAAATGAACAAATGGAAGAATATGGCCCAATAGACAATTAACTGTCGGAAATGTTACAAGCCGCTACTGAATTTAGAAAGAATTCTTTCGACGACAGTGATTCTGCTTTATTAGCAGAAATAGCGGTTAAATATACAAACATAGCTGATACTCAAGTATCAAGTGCTGATGCAGCACAATTTTTGATTTCTCAAATGAAAGCCTTTAATATAGAGGCTGAAAATTCCGAGCATATTATTGACGCGGTTTTAATAAAGGCCGTTTTAGGGTGAATTGCGGGAATATTTTAATGTCTTTTTCTACTAACTTATAATAGTGATATTATAAGGGCTGAGAGTAATGTCAAAGGAATAGTAATAAGGAAAAAGGATATAATAATAAACAATCCGCAGGAAAGCATCTTTTGAAACAAAGATGAATCTTCACAGACTATCGAAAGCAAACAATAAATGTAACTATATAAATATAGAATAAGCTATTTTAATAGACGAAGTGAGTAGAGTAGGCGAAAGCCCAAGCGCCCTGATATATTTAGTATAAATATAAAGATATAGTCGAATATTAAGAGGTAATTAGTTATTAATATTGATATAGTAAAAGATTTTTTAATTAAAGAAAATTGTCCGTCTGAGTTATTATCAAATAATTACAAAAATAACAAAGAATTATTAGCTATGAGATGTTCTTGTGGTACAATTTTTAAAAGAAGTTTTGGTAATATCAAACATAGAAAAAGTTTCTTGTGTGTATCTTGCGCTCAAAAAATGAGACATAAAAAAGATAAAATAAATAATCAAATTATAGATAAAATGAATCAAAAATTTCTTGAAAAAGGTTTAGTGATATTACAAGAGATTGAAAATAGCAGAGATAAAATTTTATGTCGGACACAAGATGGATATTGTGGACGAATTAGTTATGCCAATTTAGTAAAAGGAAAAATGTTTTCTTATTTTTCTATCAAATTCAACAAAGAATTTTTAATAAATAATTTAAATATTTATGCTAAAAATAATAATTTAGATGTTAAAGTGATTTGTTTTGAAAAGAAAAATAGACAAACTATGGAAAACATGATAACTTGTCAATGTGAATGTGGAAATATATTTAATATAAAAATTTCTTCTTTTTTGTATTGTAATGGGTATAAGTGTTCTGTATGTGCTAAAAGCAGTTCTATTTATGAAAGAATAATAGAAGAAGAGATACAAAAATATAAAATAAATTATGAAAAAGAAAAAGTATTTGAAGATTGTCGTAATCCTGAAACTAATTTTGTTTTATATTTTGATTTTTATATCCCCTCAAAAAATACATTGATAGAAGTAGATGGAGAACAACATTTTAAAAAAGAATCTATTTTTCATTCTTCTACCGAGAAAGAGCAAGAAGAAAATTTTATAAAATTAAAACATAGAGATAATTTTAAAAATTTTTATGCTTTACAAAAGAGTATAGCATTAATTAGAATTTCTTATAAAGATATTATAAATAAAAAATATATAAAAATTATTCGAGATATTATTAATAACTAATTTTAATATAGCAATGAGACAGCCAATAATTTTGCTGTTGGCACTAATGATTTATCTACTGCTCTTATAAAAGCTGGCACAGCATTAGGAACAACAGGGAATACATTTGAAGAGACGATAGGGTTGAAAAATAATAACCAGCCCTATTAAAACAGGGTTAATTGCGGGGACGTTTTTTAATTTTTCTTTACTAACTTATAATAGTGATATTATAAGGGCCAAAGGTAATGCTAAGGGAATAGTAATAATAAGGAAAATAAAATAATCCGCAGGGAAGATGCTATTGAAATATAGTATAACCTTCAACGATCATCGAAAACAAATAATAAATATAACTATATAAATATAGAATAAGCTATTTTAATAGACGAAGTGAGTAGAGTAGGTTTAATTATCTAAAAGCCCTGCATAGAAATATGATGATATGATCTAAATAATTATATTATTGAGTGGTTACAGCAGGCACTGAAATCCTTGTGGGGCAACCTTCCAAGGTAGGCAATGGTCTGCGAACAATAGGGTTGAACATTGCGGCATTAGCGGCAGAAACAGATAAATATGTAGCTGCTAATGGCAAAGTTAATATTTCTTTGAGAGATTCTCAGGGAGAAATGCGTTCAACCTATGATATATTAAAAGATTTATATGAAGGTGTAGAAGGTCAATCTGCTGCTTGGGATGAATTGGCAAATGTTGAACAAGCTGCTATTGGTGAAGCTCTTGCTGGTAAAAACCAATTCAATGTATTGACTTCTGTCATGACCAACTTTGAATCTGCTATAAGTGCAACGGCAACTGCAATGGATTCTGCAGGTTCTGCCACAAGAGAAAATGCCGCTTATATGGATAGCTTAGAGGCAAAAGTTGGCAACCTTAAAAATACTTTCCAAGAACTATCTACTTCTGTTATAGATAGTGATTTGGTTAAAGGAATATTAGATTTAGCTAACACTGGGTTAGAGTTATTATCAACAGATGTTGGCGTAGCAGTAACACAATTTACTTTATTAAGCGGAGTTCTCACAGGTTTCTTAGCTATTGCCGGGAAAGTGGGAGCTAAATTTGTTAATATGGGTAAATTGTTCTCCGCTATGGGAGATGTAGGCAAAGCTGCTTCTGCGGCTTCTGCCACTGGTGATGCTATAGGTGGTATTGCTAAGGCCGCTGGTAGTGCTTCTGGTTCTGTCAGTAAATTGTCTGGTGCGTTAAGTAAAATAGGTACTTTTGCTGGCCCAATAGCAATGTTGGTTGGTGCGCTTGTTACTGTTGGATTTGCTGCAAAGAAATCTATGGAAGAAGCTACTGCCGAGCATGTTATTCAAGATGAGATTGATGAAACAACAGAAGCTGTTTCCGAACTTGAACAGAAAATAGCAGAATTAGAGGGTAGCGGTGCAAGTGCATCTGTTTTAGCAGCTTATAATGAGCAATTAAAACAGATGAAGAACAATATAGCGTCTCTTGAGACTGAAAAATTAGAAGCTATTTTAACTGCTTCTCCAACCAGTGATAGAATAGCATCAGGACAAAAAACTCGTGCTACTATTACTGGAGAAATGATGGACACTGAGCTATATATCGAAAAAGCAATTACTCAGTGGAATAATTATCAAAAAGCAGTCGATGAGGCTTTAAGTTCTGGCGATTTTAAGCAAATAGCTGAAGCTAATGATGACCTTTTAGAGCAAGAGGGCGTATTAACTGAATATTGGGATACAATGACTCAGTTATATGCAAAGACAGGAGAGCTTCCAGAACGATTAAAGAATGCTGTAATAGTACTAAATGGAGAAACCATTAGTGTTCTTGATTTCTTTCAGGATCATTTTGGAACAACTATTGAGGCGGCGGCAGAAAGCATAAATTCTTTATCAGGGCAATTAAGTGGTTTAGGAGATGTAGGCGGATATTTTGACATACTTTCTCAATCTGTAGCTGAATTTGCTGAAAATGGACAGTTAAGTTTTGAGGCTATTATGCAGTTAAATGAAGCATTTAGTGGATTGGAAGGTTGGGATGAAATTCTTGAGGGGCTTGTATCTGGTTCTACCACTTTTGAGGAATTTCAAGAACAAGTCACTAATTTAGCTTATACGATGTTAGAGGCTCAATTAGGCGTTGAAGGACTGGCTAATGCGAATGTTGACATGATTGCTTCTTTCTTAGAGAGTAAGGGAGTAGCAGATGCTGATGCAAGAGCATTAGAATTAGTTACCACTGCTCAAAAGAGAGTGACTGAAAATCCGGCTAATACAGATGCAAGTCAGACCGAATTAAATGAAGAAAAGTCTGCGGCTGAAGATGCTGCTGGGCCTGTTGAAGGAGTAAAAGATGCTCAACAAGAGGTTACAAATAATCCAGTAGATACAAGTGCATCTCAGGGCGCATTCAGCGGTTTAATTTCTGCTGCTCAAAATTGTTATAATAGAGTCAGTTCAATTTGGAATAGTTTGAAGGGAATTATTTCAAAAATTGGTTCCGGTGCTCAGAAAGTTTTAGGTTATATTATTCCTGATCTTGGCGGCGGCAAAGCTCAGGGAGGTAAAGTAAATAGAGCCGGGCAATATTGGGTAGGAGAACAAGGTCCTGAAATAGTTACTTTACCCAAAGGAGCGGTTGTTACTTCTAATAAAGACATTAGTAGGAATGTTGGGCATAAAGTAGAAAAAGAAGATGTAAAAGGTGGATATGCTCAAGGTACAGGAAGACAATCTATAATAGATGTTTCAGACACTGTTGGAAATTTATGGGGAGATAAAAAACCTTCTGGGTCAAAACCTTCTACCTCGAAACCGCCATCTTCTAAAAAACCTTCTTCTTCCTCTTCATCTTCTGCTTCCAAGAAAAAGACATCTACTGCTAAATCTTCTACCAAAGCAATAAAGGATGAAAATGATGCCATTAAAGAACAAAATGATCTGTATAAAGAACAGATGGATATATTAGATCATAAATTGTATTTAATGGAAAAGAATGGTGCTACTGAACAAGAACAGATAGCTCATTTACGTCAAATGCAAAAGAAAGCTCATGATGAAGCTGAAAGTTATAGAAAACAAGGACTTGACGATGAGTCTGAGTATATAATGGAACTTCAGAAAGAGTGGTGGGGGTATGAAGAAGATATTCTTAAACTCCAACAGGATGCCTTTGATAAACGATTAAAACGCTCAGAAGATTATATAGAAGATCGTAATTATTTCAATGATTGGGGCGCTGATAATGAAATTGATGCTTGGCGTCGCGTCATGGAATGGATGGACGATTGGTATGAACAAGGCTTAATTGATTATGAGTATTATCTTGAACAACGAGAAGATGCGCTCGATAATTATATAGAGGCTGAACGTGATGCGTGGGAAACTGAAGCTGATAATATTGAAAAAGCCTTAAATTATGTAGCTGAATTAGCTCAAAGAGAAATAGACAAACTCGAAGAGCAAAAAGATGCTATTAATGATAAATATGATGCTGAGATAGAAAAATTAGAGAAGCAAAATGAAGAAACTAATGAGCAGATAGAGCTTCAAGAAAAGTTGGATGCCTTAGCAAAAGCTCGTACTCAAAAATTGTATGTATATAAAGATGGACGGTTTCAATATATACAAGATACAGACGCTATTTCTGAAGCGCAAAAAGAGCTGGATAGATATAAGGCTGAAAAGGCTCTCGAAGAGCAAATAGAGCAGTTAGAGAAAAATAGAGACGAAGAGTTAAAAATTCTTGAAGAAAAAATTAAATATTGGCAGGATTATGTTGATGAATATGGTAGTGCTATTGACGAAGTCAATGATCTTCAAGATCGTTTATTAGCCGAACAAATATTAGGTATTAAACTTGAGGGAGATAATTGGGAAAAACGTCTTGGTAATTTACAGGATTATGTTGACCGATATATTCAACTCATGCAACAACTCAAAAACGAAAATTGGCAAACAGGGCGAGATGAAAATACAGTAGTATCTGGTCCAAATGCCGAAGGTGGAAGAGGGACTCCGGGTACTGCTTGGGTTCCTGGTGTCGGTGTTATAGATGTTGATATTAAGGATGGTAAAACACAAACTAAGGGATTACCTGTTGGCACAATAGTTTCAACTGCTGGTGGTAATTATAGAATTACAGGAGTTAATGAAGATGGTAGCTATCAAAGTGAATATGTTGGTGGCGGGAAACATTTAGATGTAGCTCCAGGCGGTAATGCTCCAGAAGGTGCTACTATTGGTGATATTATTCATACAGCCGGAGGAGATTATGAGATTGTACATCCATATACTCCTGGTGCTAAATATAATCCAATTAATGGTCTTTGGAGCAAATTAGTTGAAAAGAATGCTAAGGGTACTTTGTCTTCTAAAGGCGGTATGTCTCTTGTGGGAGAAGAAGGGCCTGAACTTAGGTTATTAAATACTGGGGATAGTATTCTCCCTTCTGATGTCACAAAGAATTTATGGGATTGGGGCAAAATGAATCCTATTGATCTTTTAAGCAATTTACCGACAGAAGACAAAGGATTCCAGCTTAATATGAGTAATGTAGATTTATCTTTCCCAAGTATTAAGAATAAAAATGACGTTCAAGAATTTGTTCAATCTTTAGTTAATTTTGCTTATCAGACAGCATATAAGAGGGGATAACTTCCCCTCTTATATTTTAAAGGGGAGTATATGGTTAATCTCAATAAAATTTTTATAGATGCTATTGAAGTATTAATTGATGCTAAAGTAAGAAAAAATACAACTCAAATATATACTGGATTAGTAGTATTAGAAGATGGAGAAAAGAAAGTAAAAGTAAAAGATAAAATTTACAAATTGCCTGTGTATGGAGGAAATATAGGAGATTTAGTTACAAATCAAACTGTTAAAGTATTTATACCTCAAGGGCAAATGAGTCGGGGTTTTATTTTAGCACCTAAATGATAAGGAGGTGGTTTCATGTCTTTAACAACGCCTAATTTATTGTCTCAACCTACTTTTAACGCTTTGACTGGTACTCCTTTTGGCAATTCAATACCCTTCCGCTTTTCAATAGCTGGGGGAGATGAGCCGGAAGGAAGTAAATTGTATGTGCAAGATATATCCAGTTCTGGCGATAATTATGTCTATCAGGGAACTTCAAAATTATATCCTTGGTATAAAGGTGACGGGATATATGAACATAGTATGCCTATTAATTCTATTTCCAATGAAAAACAATATCGGGCTTTTTTAACGACATATAATGATGATGGTACATCATCAGTTTCTAATACTATAGTATTTTGGGCAATATCTACTCCTGTGGTTTTAGGTGCTAATTATATTCAAGGTCTCAGTTACTCCAGTTATAATTTTATATTTAATTATAGTCCCGGCATTGGAAGTAAAGAATTATTAAAATCATATAATATAAAATTATATGATGAAAATGATGTTTTGATAACTTCGACCGGTGTTAAAACAGTATCATATTCTTATGAAGAGAATAGTGGAAAATATACTTTTAGTCGAACTTTTACAGGTTTACAAAATGGCAGTAGATATCATATTGACGTAGATATAGTAACAGAACATGATTTTATAGATACCTATCCGAATGTTTTTGATTTTAGTGTTTATTATATAGAATCTGGAGTAGGAAGCGATGCTCTTCAACTAAATAATTTATGTGATGAAGGAAGAGTGGAAATAACTGTAAATTTAAGTCCTTTACCTGGTACAGGTGAGGGAGACATTGAGTATATTGATAATAAGGAAGCTGATCTAAGAACAAAGAATAAAAAGACTCCTTCTGTAACTTGGGATAAAAATATTGTTATTCCTGATGGATATGTTTTAAGAGTATGGGGAAGAGATTTTGATACTTATGAAACTATTGGTGGGGGTATACCTAATGTTTATAATATAATGTTGGAAAATGAAATAAAACAAGTTGGTATTTTTTATAATGAGGACAAGGAAGAAAATTTAGCCTGGTTTGAATTACATGCCGACAATCATCCTGATTTAACATCAATTAAAGATGTGCATGTTGTTTTTAGTGATGCAATACCTATTCTTGAAGATAAAGATCAGTTATTTTTATGGGTCAAATACGTAGATAATTTATTTGAATTAATTATAGAGAATTTAGGGGAACAGACATGATAGGACTTTTAGGATATAATTTTTATTCAGATGGAAATTCGGTTGATCCTCTTCCTTTTAGTCAAGGCGATGTATTTACTACTGTAAAAATAAAAGGCGGTATATATGATCGTTTAATAGTTTCTAAAAATACAAATATTAATTACACTAATGTCCCTCCTGATGGATGGGGAATAGATACTATTATGGATGCTCATTTTGATGGGACTTTAGATGCAGGAAGTTCGTTAGGTCAGATTTCATTTGCTGATGGAGTTCGGTTTAAGAGAAGAGTTAAGGGCGATTTTGATTGGATTACTATTCAAGATTTTCAGTTAAACCGCAGAGGAGAATATAATTTTCATTTTTATGATAATTTAGTTTCAGAAAATAATACTATTTATGAATATGCTCTTGTTCCTGTTGATACTTTTGGACATGAAATGGAATATATTACAAATGAAATTCTTGTTAATTTTAGAGGAGTTTTTGTTTGTGATGTAGATAGTATTATTAAATTTTATAATGGCGTTAGTTATTCTACTACAATGCAGAATCAGCAAGTAGGAGTTTATCAAGTCTTCGGAAAAAAGTATCCAACAATTATTTATAATGGGACACTTAATTATCAAACGGGCGGTATTACAGGTAATATATTCCCTGATGGGTTTGAAAAAAATGGGATAATAAATCGTCGAGAAATTGTTGATAAAACTAATAGAATATTACAATTTTTGACTAATAAAAAGCCAAAAGTTATTAAAGATTGGAATGGAAATTCTTGGCTTGCTATTATTGTAGATTCTCCTTCTGTTGATTATAACGCAAGTTATGGTATGGGAATAACAACAGTAATTTCTTCTTGGACAGAAATAGGCGAACCAAATAATAGAGATGATTTATATAATAATGGGATGATTCCTTTGGAGTATTAATATGATAAGTCTTAGTCAAGCAGATTTACAGATATTAAAACAAAAGAATACTGCATTATATCTTAAAATTCAAATTTTATCTCTTGAATCTGGACAATATAAAGTGGACGATGAGATAAGTGGAAGTTTAATGGATTTATCAATAGATGTTGATGCAGATAGTGATTTAAGAAGAAGTTGTAATTTAACATTAATTGCAGTAGATGATAAATTCAATGCAGAACCAGGAAGCAATGTTTGGTTAGATAAATATATAAAGATATTAGTTGGATATAATAATATACTCACTGGAGAGATACAATGGTATAATCAAGGTATATTTATGGTTAATGCTCCTTCATGGACTTATGATGCTACTACCAATTCTTTGTCATTGCAGGGATTAGATTTAATGGCAAAAATGACTGGATTAAGGAATGGATATTTACCTGGTGTTCCTACTCTTATTCCAGAAGGTAGCAACGTAAGAGATGCTATTATTGCAACTATTAAATTAGCAGGATTTGAGCAATATGTTGTAGAAGAGTGTAAGAATGTTGATGGTGTAATTCAAGAAGTTCCTTATGATATACAAATAGATAGGGGCGGGACTTTGTATAATTTATTGGAAGAACTTAGAGATATTCTTCCTAATTATCAAGTTTATTTTGATATAGATGGTATATTTCATTATGAACCTATTCCCGCTGATGAAGATGAACCGATAACAATGACTGATTCAATTTTGCAAGATGTATTGATTGGTGAAGATGTAAATACAGATTTTGAATCAGTGAAAAATGTTATAGAAGTTTATGGAAGAACTAACGAAGTAGATTATTATTGTGAAACTCCTGAGATAAAGAGTATTAGATATGAAGGTGCTAATGTTAATGTTTTAACATTGCCCAACTCTGCTGGACCAGAGGCTTATGATTATAATGAGACATTGGGATTTATCGCTCCTTCTGGTTCTGGAAATTTTGAATTTGTATCTATGAATGCAGATGGATCACAGCCTAAATCTTTAGCTGATCCTAACGGTACTATTATTAGGTCGCTTTCTGAAGGAGAGTATTATGTAATTCAATTTAGGTATGAAGAGCCTCCGTATATTTTGTTGGGACATGACCAAGTATATGCTATTGCTAAAGATTTGAATGTGAATAGTCCTTTTTATGTGTATGGGTCTATTGGTGAAATTCGCAAAGTGTGTTATGGTGGAGAATATGATAATATCATAAATGATGATTTAGCTTTGCAAAGAGCAAATATAGAGCTTTATTGGGCAACAAGATTAAATGATAGTATTACTTTATCTACTTTGCCTATTCCTTGGTTAGATGTTAATATTTTATTTACTCATACAGCAAGAGGACAAGAAAAAAAGTACATAATAAAATCTTTTTCTGTTACTTATTCTGATTCTGTATCTATGAATATTAATGCTATTACGTTTTATCCATATTATACAACTTCTAATAGCAATCAATATATTTATTTAGATATAACAACAATGTATGAAAAAACGTCTATACAAGTTTTAGATACAGGAGGAGTATTAGTTGCTTCCGGGACTACTGAGAATTATAAATTAAATTTGCAATTACCAAACGCAGGGGATTATTATGTCCGTTATTTAAATCAAAGTGGGTTATGGGCTTATCGTCAAATTGTTGTTGATAAACCAGGCACATATACTCTTGATTTATCTTAAAAAGGAAGTGAAAATATGACTGTTTTTCCTGATGAAATACAAACTTTTGAGACGTTGCAAAATATAACGGCAGAAGATGGAGAGTTGATTCAACAATATCAATCTGCTATGAGCCGTGGAGATATAGAGGCCGCAAATGAGTTTTTGGAGCAAATTCCCGATCATCAGAAAAAAATAATTACTGCTGATTATTTTAATACAATGAATGATACTTTAAATGCTATTCAAGAATATACTTTGAATTGGTATACGATTGGATATGTAGTATCTCAAGAAGAGCCGGAGGGATTACAACCTGGTGATTTTTGGTTTCAAATAACTGGAGAAGTTACGTAAAAAGGGATAATTTGTATATGAAATATTCAGAAAGAAGCCAAGATATTCATAAGAATGATAGAGAAATATGGCAAGAATTTAAGAATAGTTGGGACCGTTTTCAGTATTCAAATGCTTTGAATCAATTACAAAATGCACAATTTGATACAAAGAAAATGGTTGCGGAAACAATAAACAGTATTACTACTAAAATAGTTGCAGTAGAAGAAACTGTTAAACCTCAAGATAAGCCTGATATTATAAAGGTAAGCACTGAGCCTCCTGCAGACATAAAAACAGGAGATGTTTGGTTTCAAGTAACTGGCGGGGAAATTGCTCAGGCATATACTTTCGATGAAGTAACGGCATTAAGCAAAACATTTGCTGATATTGATAAATTAGGATTGACTTGGGCACAAGCTGATGAAGGAGGTTGGTAATTATGAGTGATGTAGTTAGAGCATCAGAACTGTCAACAGGTGATAATGACATAACTGCTTATGTAGGCACAGATCAATTTACTATGGCTATTTTCAATAAAACTATAAGTGAAATGAATACTGCTTTAAGTCAGAGAGCAGAATTGTCTGGTGGAAAGATACCTGAATCTTATTTACCTTATAAGATCATTTTGCATGGTAACACTTCCAGTTTACCAGGGGTTGCTAATGGCGCTATTTTGATTGCTTATGATGCTTAAAGGAGAGATATAATGGCTAATTTTGCAAAACCTACTTCTGCATCATGGGTTGGGCCTAAAAGGTGGATGAAAACAATGAGCACTAATATATCAAAACAAAAGCGTGAGGACTTGCTGAATAAAATCAAAGAAATCCGAGCCTTTATTTCTGCTGCTCCGCAGGATGAAAATACAGGCAATTTGCTTTCCTATCTTTCTGATTTAGAGAAAGATGTAAACGGAAAAAAATACGGACTTGTATTTGAGGAGCACCGTGAGAAAATTGACGAGGTACTTGACAGCCATACCCCTGTATTGAACGAAGAGAAAGACCTCTTCATCGACAACGGCGGACAGATGAATTTTCTCATTGAAGGGGATAACCTTGCTTCTCTTAAATTACTCGAAAAGACACACAAGGGCAAAATTGACCTTATCTACATAGATCCGCCATATAATACGGGTAAGGATTCTGAGAAGGGTGGCGGATTTATATATGATGATAGGTTTGTTGATGCAAACGATACATTTATTCACAGCAAATGGCTATCCTTTATGAAACAAAGGTTGTTAAAAGCAAAACGATTACTAAAAAACGATGGCGTGATTTTTATATCTATAGGAAAGGAAGAAAATGCTACTTTAAGAATTCTGTGCAATGAAATTTTTGGCGAAAATAATATGTTAGGACAACTTGTTAGGAGAACAAAAACTACAAGTTTTCGTGGGAATTATTTTGCCTTAAGATTAGACTATGTTTTATGCTATTGTGGTGGAACTACTTTACCTGATAAATTTATGGATATAACTGACAAATCAAAATACACAAAAATCGAAACAAAAGGTAAATACAAAGGTGAGCTTTATAAAGATGATACGGCGTTCTATCTTTCGACATTAGAAACTCGACCAAACCAAAGGTATTGGATTGAATGTCCAGATGGTGAGTTAGTGATACCGCCTGGAATAACATTCCCAGATGTCAATATTGATGGGGAAAAAGCTGTTCCAGCAAACAATGATGGTGTATGGCGCTGGGAAGTTGAGCAGTACAAAAATAAAAAAGGTCTACTATCTTTTAAGAAAACAAAACGCTCGCCACTTCTAAATCAAAATGGCAAACAAGCAAGCTGGAATATCTATACAAAATCGTATTACTGCGAAAAAAAGGACAATGGAAATATTCCTACTGAATTATTACTCCACTTTTTAAATAGAGTTGGTACCAAGGAAATTAAAGATCTCAAATTAAATTTTACATTTCCAAAACCCAGTTCTTTAATTTCTTATTTAATTCAAATAACAAACAAAAGTACAGATATTACAATACTCGATTTCTTCGCTGGTAGTGGAACTACAGGACACGCTGTAATGAAACTAAATGCAGAAGACGGTGGCAATCGTAAATTTATCCTTTGTACCAATAATGAAAACAATATTTGCCGTGATGTTACATACGAGCGTATCAAGCGTGTGATTGACAAAGAAGGGTGTTCTGCAAGTCTCAAATACTATAAAGTTGATTATGTTCCCATCTCTGATCGTATGTACTACGAATATGCGGACGAGTTGATAAAACATATCCGTGAACTTGTTGAGCTTGAAAACGGCGTGAATTTCACGGGTAATGCAGAAATTGCTATCGTACTGACTGAAAAAGAACTTGACAATTTTATTTCTCAACTAAAAAACAATACCAAATGTCAGAAACTATACTTAGGGCATGATATATTGATGGATGCCCAGCAAGCACAAGCTTTAAAAGATAGGAAGATCACAGTAAATATTATTCCTGACTACTATTACAAAGAATTGGAGGGCTAAAAATGGATATTACCCTTGCGAACTTTCAGATAAAAGCTATCGCCGATTTAACTGAAGCAATGGAACAGCCGAATAGAGATATTATCCTCAAAAGCTGTACGGGAAGCGGAAAGACCATTATACTCACTCATTTTATGGATGAATATTTAAAAAGTAATCATAATTTTGATTGCTTATGATGCTTAAAGGAGAGATATAATGGCTAATTTTGCAAAACCTACTTCTGCATCATGGGTTGGGCCTAATGGGTTTAATGATGGGGCGAGAATACAAGTTAGAGGAACAAGTAATTATTATATTTATATAGGTGGTTCTTTTACTAATTATCGTTATTGGTATAAAGGAAGATTGTCTGGAAGTTCTGGATATGTTACTTTAGATGCCTATCCAGAAAAAAGCTCCTTAGAATTGCAAATTGTATTATGTGATACATATTATGATACAGCTATTACTGTTGGTAGCGCCAGTTATGTATATTATTTAGATTTACCTAAATATGCTGCAACAGTATATTATAAAGGATTTAGTAGTTCTGAGTTACTTAACAGTCTTGACAATCCAAACTTGCGTAGTGAATGCACATTAGTAGGATGGAATTTAATTGGCGCCTCGACTGATTCCAGCAGGAATGGTATTTATGATGCTCACATGGAATTTTTGAATAGTTGGGCTACAGCTAATAGACAGACCTTATATTGCATATATAGTCAAGAAGGTAAAACTTCTACAAGTACAAGATATTATTATAGAGGCAATAGTACTCGACGATCTGTGACAGCATACGAACAAAAAGAAATTTCTTATATTTATGGTAAAGGTGTGTATGAAGAAGGAGATGTTTCGACCACTTATGGCTCAGTGACTACTTCTTGTGCGGCAGATAGCACTTATGAATTTCAGGGATGGGCAACAGAAGACGGAACCACCGATTTTTATTATACAGACTATGAACGGGCTTATAATGCTGGCTATACTACTCTTTATGGGGTTTATTTTAAAGGTGGGGGGACTACTACCGACACAAAATATTATTATAGAGGAAGTAGTTCAAGACAATCTGTTTCTGTTTCTACAAAGACGACTGATGCATATTATTATGGAAGAGGAGATCATGATGGTGGGCATGTAATGTCTACTGATTATGGAACTGTTAATACTTCATGTTTATCTGATTCTTCCTATTCTTTTCAGGGATGGAGTATATCATCGTCAAGTAGTTCTGTAAGTTATTCAGATTATAAACAAGCCTACGGCGCTGGCTATACCACTCTTTATGGGGTTTATAAAAAACAAGAGCAAATGGTTTATTATCCTCAAAATGGTGGAACTACTGTTAGTAGTAGTAGTAGTAGTAGTAGTACAAATTATTATTATGGCACCGGAACTAAAACTAATAATATTCCTACTGAGCCTTCATTGTCTTATGCAGATCATATATTGTTAGGATGGTCTACTACTTCTTCTGGTTCTTATAAAACATGGGTGGGACAATGGAATAATAATGTAAGAACTGTATATGCTATTTGGCAAGATACTTCATCAGATGATAACAATGTATATGTAGGAGTTAATAATAAATGGGTTAAAGGTACTGTTTATTATGGCGTTAATGGTGCTTGGAAACAATGTATCGTAAAAATAGGATCAAATGGAGAATGGAAATAAATGTCTAAATATAATATTACTATGAAACAGAAAAGTGATTCTGATTATAATGAATTATATCCAGAATCATTAGATACTCAAATTAAATTAAGTAAAGATACTACTGGTTTTACTGGTACTAATGTCTCTCAAGTGTTGATGGAATTAAATAATAAGATAGGTGAATCTGGGGGGGGGAATTATCTTCCATTAACTGGTGGTAATATTAGAGGCAATGTTAATATAGAAGGTAATTTTGGATTTCTAAAAAATTCTGACGCAACCGAGCCTAAAATTGCATTTGAATTAAATGGAACTCATATTAATGTTACTAATAGTGGGACTGAATTTGTTCTTCAATCTGGTTATGTAAATTATCCATTAGTTGCAATTAGTGAAAGAACAGGAAATGGCAGTAATAGTATAACTATCCCTACTTCTTTCAAAGCAGATTTTTTAATATATTATGCAGATTCTGGTGGTTTGACAGAAGGTGTGTTTATGTATAGTATATCAAAAGGGATTTATAGTATAACATTAGATAATGCACAAATTAATGGCTCAAACTTAAATATTAGTGCCACTTCTTCTCAAATAAAGATCACTTTCAATTCTGTGGGCGAATTTTCTGCTAATAGATTTAATTCAGGATTAGCTAAATATTGTGTATATATTGTAGGGGTATCATAAAATGAAAATAATTAATTTAATACCAAATGAAAATGGATCGTATGAAAACTCCATTTGGGAACAAGATTGTCCGGTCCCTGATGGATGGGTAGCTATTCCAGACAATATTTCTATTCCTGACTCTTTTCCTTTTGTAAAAATTGAATTTAATGAAAATAATGAGATAATATCATTATCAGAAATTCCTTTGCCAGATGATATTATAAAAGAATATAAAAATAAAAAGAAATCTATATTTTCTAAAAGATGCTCTAAAGAAATAAAAAATGGAATTGATATTGTTTTATCTGACCAGATAAAAAAGCATTTTTCTTTTATGGAAACTGACCAGTTAAATATTTTATCAGCTTATTATAATGTTAATTATGATAAAAACAATGATAATTATTTATATCATGCTGATGGAGAAGATTATGAACTATATAGTAAAGAAGATATAGAAACTATTTTTACAAAGTTGAATGAAAATAAGAATAATATTCTTTTACGTTATAAAAAACTTTGTGCTTATATAGATACATTAAATACCAAAGAAGATATAGACAATGTTGATTATGATATGGATATATTGTAATAAGAGGTAGATATGATAAATTTTGTGAATAATGCCCCCTTTGCTGGGGGGGGATATTGCTTATATTAATGATACAATAGACAGTCAAAAACAATCTTTTGTTCTGGGATTCGAGCCAAAATATGCAATATTAAATTTTTATATACAGATTTATAATAACGTGTGGGAGTATTTAGGGTCTTGTACGGTAAGCGAAAAAATTAATTGGTTGGGTAAAACCTCGATAATGTTTTATACAGATAATACAGCTGTGCAGTTTAATGATATTAGTTTTCAAATGAAAACTCTTGTTATAGATCAATATACAGATTATTCTAATATCTATGTACAAGGCGTTGTTTTGGGATAAAGAAAACTTTAATAATAAGGAAGATGAAAAATGAATGAATTACTTTTTATAATATTGGGTAATTTAGAAAAAGTAGGTATTGGGTTATTAATGTTTATAGGCGCTTATTTAGCTAATATGGGCCTTGGTGCTTGGAAAAGTATTAAAATTGATAAAGGAACTTTTGATTGGAAAAAAATAGGGAATAGTTGTGTGAAATTCTTAGTTTTAGGAATATGTATAGGACTATTAACTATTGTAATAACTATTGTTCCTTCTTTTGCAACTTGTATTGGTATTGATATAGGTGAAGAGGCTTTAACTGCTTTTGATAGCTTAGTAATAGTTGGTGCTTTTCTAACTGCTACTATCCATTATTTAACTGATGCTATAAATAAAATTAAAGATATTTTTAAAGTATAAATACAATTAAATAAACGAAAGGGGGGTAATAAGTGACAATAGAAATAATAGGAACAACAGTAAATATCACAGGGAATAAAGTTATAGGATTTGCTTTGAATAATTTAGTAGATCATTTTGAAGCAACTGTTGATACTTCTGCCGATTGGTTTTATCAATTAAAAATTTATATGACTAAAGTTGATAAATATAATATTATTAATTTGGACCGCAATGGCAATGTTTTGTCTGTTGATTTAACAAGACACATGTTGCCTTTTGGTGGAAGATATATCATGCAATTTGTAGGATATAATGATGCTCAAACTTATCAAACAGAAACTTTTGAGGTCTGGGTAACTGAGTCTATCGACCCTTATTGTGCTTATGATCCTGTCCCAACAGAGTTTTATCAAATAGAGGCGGAAATAAGAGAGTTATATGAAGAATTGAAAACTGGAGACTTTTTAGATATTACGGGTATTAATGGAGGAGACGCTTTTTCTCCTGTAAAATATCCGATAGGTATAGATGGCGGTAACGCCTTTGAGCCTGCATAAAAGGAGTGAATATATGAAAAGTGAATTAATAACCAGAATTCAACTAAAAAATGATACTGAAGCTAATTGGTTGACAGTAGCTGATAGTTTTGTTCCTTTAGTTGGCGAAGCCTGTGTTACTAATGATGGAGAAAACAAAGGTAAATTTAAGATTGGTGATGGAACCAGTACATGGGGGCAATTACCTTATGTTGGAGGCGCTGGTGGTGGTTCAATAGAATTACCAGTGGATGCCAGTCAAGTAGATTTTTCTCAGGATTTAGTTTTTACTGAGCCTTTTGGCAAATATGAACCTGTAAATGGCAAAGTAACTGTGCCTGCTAATGGAAAAACTTTATTAGAAGTATTATTAGACGCTTATGCTGAAGATGTAAATCCTACTATTACACAACCTTCTGTGTCTATTTCTTCTACGCAAGCTGGCGCTTATGAGGTTGGTAATAAGGTTACACCTGCATATTCTTTAACTTTTAATCCTGGCAAATATGAGTTTGGACCTGATACTGGTGTAACTGCAACTGATTATACTGTTAAAGCGGGGGAAGAGACAGTAAAAGGGCAAACTGGAAGCCTGAAAGAAGTAGAAGTAATTGATAATATTAATTATTCGTTCCAAGGTGAAGTAACTTATACTGAAGGTGCTATTCCTTTAACTGCATTAGGACAAGAGTATGAGGAAGGAAAAATACAAGCTGGCACTAAAGCAAGCTCTACATTAAAAATTACTGGGTACAGAAATGGATTTTATGGAACTCAAGATTCTATAACTGAGTTAGATTCTACTAATATTCGTGCTTTATCTGGTAAGAGTAATAAGGCGGTTACTACTGGTGCTGTATGGAATATTTCCATTCCTGTCGGTGCCAAGAGAGTTATTTTTGCTTATCCAGCAACTTTAGCAGATGTTAGTAGCGTACAGGATGTTAATGGACTAAATGCAGAAATCAAATCTTCTTTTACTAAACAAACTGTATCTGTAACTGGCGCTAATGATTATAATGGTATTGATTATAAAGTGTATTATTTAGATTATGCTAATCCTAATGATACTCAAAATACCTATAAGGTAACTATTTAATAGAAAGGGAGTGTAAAAATGGCTGTTGAAAGATTACCTAAATTAAATTTTAGTATTCCTTTTGCAATGACTTCTGCATTACCTTTAGATGCAAATAGTTATTTTGAGAGTTTAGAGGCTGCTATGACTGCCGCTGAAAGCGCAGAGCAAGCTGGTAGTTCTGCTACACAATATTATTTTGGACAAAATATCATTGTAGTAGAAGATAATGAAGCCACATTATATATTATTCAACCTGATAAAACATTAAAACCTGTTGGTTCTGGTGCGGCCGCTGATGTTGAGGTGGATGGTAAATCTATTACTTCTTCTGCCGGGATATTAGCATTAAAAGGATTTTCTTCTGCTTTAACTAATCAACAAGTTAGAGTTGGAGAGAATGGAGAATTAGAGTGGTTCACTCCTGATAATTCTGCTGTTGAGGATTTACAAACAGAAGTTGGGCAATTACAAACTGCTGTCGATGGGATTAACACTGAATTAGCAAATAAAGCTGATACTAATGATGTATATACTAAGACTGAGACTGATGCCAAAATTGATGCAGCTATTTCTGGTGTATATACTCCTACTGGCTCCAGTGACTTTGCTAATCTTCCGACTCCTGGTGCAGATAATTTAGGCGATGTAATTATTGTCAATGATGGATTTACTACTGATGATAAATTCGTTACTCCTGGGCAGGAATATCCGGCAGGTACTAATGTTGTAGTAGTTAAAACAGGTTCTAATCCTGATACTTATAAATATGAAATTTTATCTACTGCTGTTGATTTAACTGATTATTTAACTAAAACAGAAGCCTCTACGACTTATTTAACTAAGGCTGAAGCAGAAAACAAAGTAGATAAGAAAACTGGATATAGCTTAATTCAAGATACTTTAATTACTAAATTAAATGGTCTTGCTGATATTAAGTCTGTTTCTAATGAGTTTACTTTAAGTGAAAAAGGACAATTAAATTTAACTTCTGTTTCTCAAGATAAAGTAACTGACTTAACTACTGCTTTAGATAGTAAAGTTGATAAAGTAGAGGGCAAAGGGCTGTCTACAAACGATTTTACTAATGAATTAAAAACTAAATTAGATGGTATTCAGGCCGAAGCTCAAACTAATGTGCTTGAATCTGTCAAGTTAAATGGGCAGGCACTTCCTATTTCTGAGAAAGCGGTAGATATTCCTGTTGCTTCTTTTACGGTATTAGGTATTGTTAAAGGCACTGACGCTGAAAATGGTGTTGTTGTAAATGATGATGGCACTATGGTTATAAATAAATTGAATGTAAACCAATTAGTTCAAACCGAAGGAGACGAACTAATTCTAAATGGTGGAAATAGTAATTAAATTCAAAACTTGGGGGGGGCATAAATTATGGCTACTAAAGAATTTAAAGCAAGATTAGTAAATAAAATTGATACTTATGCAAATTGGACCAGCAATAACCCTGTATTATTAAAGGGTGAAATTGCTATTGTAGATGTTCCTGCCTCTACTGATGTAGTTCAGCAAGAGCCTGCTGTGCTAATGAAGATAGGCGACGGAATGAAGAAGTTTAGTGAACTGCCTTGGATAAGCGCTAAATCTGCTGATGTATATTCTTGGGCATTAGCACCTACTAAGCCTACTTATCAAGCGTCTGAAATTGAAGGATTAGATGCTTATATTTCTGGGAAAGTAGAGGATACAGATACTCAGTATCAGTTGGTAAAAGTTAATAATACTACTTTTAAATTACAGTCCAAACCTTTAAATGGGTCTTGGTCTGATGTCGGAGACCCCATCTCTGTTGTATATACTTTAACTACCGGTACTACCAACGGCACTGTTAAATTTAATGGAACCGATGTAGCTGTTGCAGGTCTAAAATCTGCTGCTTATCAGGAATCTTCTGCTTTTGATATTGCTGGTGCTGCTGCTACTGCTCAATCAGTGGCAGAAGATCATGCAGATACTATTGTTGGTGAAGCTAAGACTGATTTGATTGGTACTGGTAGCGCAACTTCTACTACGATCAAAGGGGCAGTACAGGAATCCAATACTTATACTGATAATCAAATCGCAGCAAAAATAGGTTCTGTTTATAAACCTGTTGGCAGTGTTGATTTTGCAGATTTACCTAAAACTCTTTCTAAAGCTGAATTAGGTAATGTTTATAATGTAAATGATGCTTTTGATGCAGATGCTCGTTTCGTAACTGCTGAAGTAGGAGAACATTTCCCTGCTGGCACTAACGTAGCAGTAATTGTAGAGGATGATACATACTATCTTGATGCTTTAAGTGGCGCAGTCGATTTAACTAATTATTACACTAAGACTGAAACCGATCAGCAAATTACTACCAAGATTAGTAGTCTTGATAAGGGTGATAGTGCTGTTGAGAATCAATTTGTGACCGCTGTTTCTCAGACTGATGGTGTTATTAGTGTAACTCGTGCCGCTATTACTGAGGCAGCAATTCCTACTTTAAGCCAATCTAAAATTTCTGGTCTTGAAACTGCTTTGTCCGCAAAGATAGATGCTTCTGTCGTGAGTCAGATTGGTAAGACTGGTAATATTAATGATGCTACTCAAATAGAGGGAGACTATTTAATTATTAATTGTGGGACTTCTTCTGATGTAATCTGATATTGAATTAAATAGAGAGAAGGTTTTTTCCTTCTCTCTATTTAATAAAAGGAGATTTTATGGCTACTAAAAAATTAGATAGTAGAATTCAAAATAAATATGATACAGAACAAAATTGGACTACTAATAATCCTGTATTATTAAATGGAGAGTTAATTATTGTTTCCAAAGAAGATGGAACTATTGGATTTAAAGTTGGGGATGGGGTAAAGAAATATAGCGAATTATCTTGGGCCACTTCTACAAAAAATATATCTACTGAAAATAGCGAAGGAACTTCATTAAGTTTGTCTGATTATTTGAGCAGAATGCCTCAAAATGATTTTAGTCAGATGAAGTCTTTCAAAGAGTTAAGCATAACTGATCTAAATAATGTTATAACGCCAGGTACTTATGTAGGGGCTTATTTTCCAGATATCGGGTATAATACTCCAATTCAAAATGTTCCTTCGATGATTTCGGGGGATGATTCAAGTTCTGAAAATTATTTATTTAAATTAAATGTTTATTATTATAAAACTCTTTTAGAGGGCAGTTCTTTTTATTTATATATACAAGAGTATCAAAATTTATTAAGTACTGATTTAGGACAGAATCCAATTTATAAATTTTATAGATCAGGTCATGGGCAAGATACTATTACATGGGGTGAATGGGATTTTACTTCGGATAAAAACGTTTTTACTAAACAAAATGATAAATATATTCCATTAGCCAGTTATTTAGAAACTGTATTAATTTCTTTTCAAAAAGAAATTGAGGGAACGGACGGGCAGGTAATTGTAAAAGAAGGGACTATTCCTGGGGAAGTAAAAGCTATTGACGCTCCTTGGCTACCTATTGCTGGTGGGACTTATGAAAATATGGCTACGCCTTTTGTGTTAAATATGACTGATAATAATACAAGTGACAGGACTTATCAAGCAGTTTTAGGATTTGTTAATGATGCTAATAAATACTCTTCTTTTGCGTTAGGGACGCAAAATTCATCTGGTTTATCACAAATCTCGGGGCAGTCACAAATTGAAACCAATAAGTTTGTTAAAGTAGATTTATTAGCTCGAGATGGTGGTCACGAAACTGTATTAAGAGTATTAACTACCGGAGGTACAGGAAAAATAATGGTTTCTGATCCTATTGAGCCTTTTGGCTCAGATGGTAGTGTTAGAATTCAGTCTCAATCTGGTGATTATTGTATTCGAGTTCAGAATGAAGGTATTAGTTTAGAAACTAATGGGGTTGTATTAGGTATAAACGAGTCACAATTAATTATTACTGACGGTGCTACTAATGCTTATAATATTAATGGTAATGCAAATGGCTTGGAAATTACAGGGTTAAAAGAACCAAAAGAATATAATCAACCAGCTACTAAACAATATGTAGATAATTTGATAGGCTCGGGTGGTAGTAATTATTCAAAAAGTAAGACAAGTAGTTTCAATAAAGCACCTACTTCTGCTTCAGGCAATCCAAGTGGCTATCAATATTATATAGATGAGACTGTATCAGGTATGACAAGCAGTATTAATCCTTTAATATTTCCTAATTGGTCAACTTTATCAGATATGACAACATATCAGGATGATTGGAATAAAATTACTGCAATAGAATCAAAAGATAATATATTAAGATTTTATTTTGCTGATTCTGCTTCAGTAAATATAAAATATATAGTATATTATTAAGAAGGAGGAATATGAATGAGTTTAGTTAAGGACCCTTCTGGCTCTTTTTATTTAGAGAGCGATCAATTTAATGTTGATTACGAGGAAAATTCTATTAAGTTCGTGGGCGAATCAGGAGAAGGTACGACATATACAGCAGGGGAAGGTATAACTATTTCTGGAAATACTATTTCTGTTGACCAAGAAAAAATTCCTACAAATACAAGCATGGGAGAAGCTATAAGTAAATGTTTATCTCTTGACGGTGGTATTATGAATGCTGATGCTAATATTCAAGCTACTGATGAGATTACAATTACTTCAACTTCTGGAAATAACACTTGTAGTTTAGGGGTGACTGCACAGGGTGCTGAAATTATTAATACTAATGATGGTGTTACTTCCAGTGTAAGAGCTACATCAGGTGGCATTGAACTTAAAGCTAATGATACTACTATTTCTTTAACTTCTGAGAATATAGATTTAAATGGAGCTAACTTAAATCATGTAGGTAGTATTAGCGGTAATACTACTGAAATCGCTGTAGAGACCGATGTGGATTTAAATAATCATAAAATTACTAATTTAGGTGCTCCTACCGAAGCTAATGATGCAATGAACAAAGCAACGGCTGATGCTACTTATGCTACTAAGGCTGAAATTGCTAATTTTATTACTAATGATAAACTTCCTGTTATTGCGACTATGAGCGTTGCTGGTATTGTGAAACAGGCAGAAGCTGTTAATGATGCTACAGATGATGCAATTAAGACAATTAATGAATTATTAGCTAATTTACGTAAAGCAGGCATTCTTTATGAAACTCGATAATGGAGGAATGGCATAATGTTTACTCCTAAATGTGGTGGAATTAAATTAAATGAAGATATCTTCAAAGAAATAAATGGAGTGATTACTTTGTCTACTGAATCAGAAATTCACAATCCTGTAACAAGTTGTGGGCAATTATGGGATTCTAATATTTTTAGTGTAGGCAAAGTAGAAGATAAATATATAATTAGTATAGCTGCCAGAAATGAAGAGATACCTTTAGGTAGTTTAATAAAAACAAATTGTTCTATTCTTTGTGATGGGCATTATTTTTCTGTGGATGAAAAGGGCGCATTAAGTTTTACAGAAAGATACCTTTTAGAAGTATTAGTATCGGATATACATGGAAATGTTATTCCTGGATGTGAGATTACTGTTACTAAAGAAGAAGAACAAATAGAGCCTTTTGCTGAGGCAAATAATATATTTCCTCTTGATGAAATTGATGGGGAATATACTGTTAATGTGAGTGCTTCTGGATATGTAGCACAAGAGGTTCAAGTAACGGCAGATGAAGATCAAATACTCACAATAACATTAGCGCAAGAATAAGAAAAAAGACTGAGATTAAGTTCTCAGTCTTTTTTTTACTTTTTTATATAATTATATTTGTTAAAAGACAAATTCATTATTATTAAAGAACCCTTCTAATAAGTAATAAAAAAATATCATATATTCTATAAGTGCATCTGGGTCTTCATTGATTTCTGTAACCTCAAAAACGAAGCATTCTTCTCCTGATATTGTGTCAATAAGTTCTATTGCTAATATGTTTTGAGGTTCGTTATAATGAAAAGTGGGGTATATCATATTTTATTTGTTGTCCCAAATCCTCCACGATCTTTATCATATAGTTCTTTGACTTCTGTTAATTTAATATCAGGCATTTTAGGCAATATTCTAAATTGACAAATTCTTTCGTTACATTTAATGACTGCTTCTCTTGTGGCATAAATAGGCAACCTCCAAATGTCATTAGGTCCACAAAATGATTCATCAATTATTGCCATTGAATTAACTTGAAGAAAACCCCAATTACGGAAAGAAGAAGAACGTGGAACAATATGAGCCTCATATCCTTTAGGTAATTTCATAGAAACACCTAAATCTATTGAATAATATTTTCCAGGATAAAGATTGTAAGTTTTGGCGGCTCTTAAATCTATCCAATCCCCCTGTTCAATTTTAGAGATTTTCTGTACATTATCATAATGATATTTTATTTTTATTTCTTTCATTCCACTACGCCAACTTCAAATAGATATGGATTATCATAATCATGTGCGATATTATTAACAATATAAGATTTGTTATCAACTATTAATTCATGACCTATACTTGGAATATATGGCATTTTACGGAAAATATAGCTTTTAAGCCATTTTTCTTTAATCAGATCACCATAATTGAGAAAAACTCGGATTCTATAAACAGGCTGTTCTTTTTCTATTTTTTCCGTTTTTATCTCATGTTCTTCCGAATCTTTTGCTTCCATTGTTACTTTTTTTATTTTATTGATGTGATATATTTCTCCATTTGTATATAAATATCCGTTTAAGAAATTAGTTCCCATTTAATATGTCATCTCCAATGCTATTTCTTCACATTTTGTTCCTGCATAATCAGGCTCTAATGTATAATAAATATCGCTAAAATGATTTTTAAGAACAATATCCAATGTTTCACAAGCAGAATCATATTGATTTTTAATAAGATTTGCTTGTTCTATAATATCTTCTATATAACATTCATCAACATCAATATCTAATACATGATAATGACTTGATGTTTCTTTAATTATTGCTTTCAATGATTTTAATTTTCTCCTTTTTTAATAACATTAATATTTCGTATAACCATGTATTTCTTTCATAATTTTCTTGAATTTCTAAAATAGAATTTAAGATATTTTTATTACTGATTAAAATTAATTGTTCTTTTGCTCTTGATAAAGCCACATATAATAAATTTCTGGATAATATTTTTTTATGCTCAGATTGAATAATGGTGATAATAGCTTTAGCAGAAGCGCCTTGTACTTTATGAATAGATATAGCATAAGCTAATAAGATATGATTTAAGTTTTCTTTTTTTATCAAAGCTAAACCATTATTAAATTCAATTACCAATGAGTATTGATTTTGATTGTCGCATCTTATTTCTCTAACGTATCCAATATCTCCATTCATACAAGGCTTATCAATATAATATTCTATCTCATTTTCATCATATTCGATATATGGGATAAAATAATTATTTTTTGTATTAATTACTTTGTCTCCAATTTTGAAATATATATCTTCATTTTTAGACAATGATCGGCAACATTTAGAAGTGATATTATTATTATATTTTTGTTGAATTGTTTGATTAATTTTGTAAGTTCCTAATGGACCAATATTGAAAGGAAGTAAAATTAATATATCTTTATATGTATATCCTTTTTCTATTAATCTATCATATTGTTCAATTAGTGCGGAAATTTGTTCATTATAATTTTGATTTTCAATATATACAAAGTCATTGTATTGTTCATTAATATGGTTAATATTTCCTTGTCTAACGTCAGTAGATATAGTGGCGATACCGCCAATCCCATATCTAAAAACTTTTGTTAATGTAACATTAGGGATAATATTAGCATTTAACATATCTTGTAAAACATTACCGCAGCTTATAGATGCTAATTGAGCATTATCACAAATAAAAATTAAATTGGAATCAGACGGAATAGTTCTTAGTAGATCAGCCAATAAATTGACACCGACCATTGAAAATTCGTCTATAATATAATAATTGGTTGGTTCTTTTTCTTTAGCTAAATACATGTGTATTGTAGAACTTTCTCGACTTGTAGCTTCTTTTAGACGTGTAGAAGCGATACCAGTAGGAGCTAATAAAGTATAAGAAAAATTATAATATTCTAACATACGGACAATAGCTTTTGTTGTTTGGCTTTTCCCTGTTCCTGCTGGGCCATTTAACATAACCACTTTATTTCCGCTTGCTATAAGTTTTAAGAAATTGCATTGTTCTTCCGTATAGTCGAAATTTTCTTCTTCATTTTTCTTAAATTGATCCCAATTTATACAGATATTATTAAAAGAATTGGTTTCAACTATTCTATCAACAATATTTTCTGCAATATAAACTTCGTTTTCCCATGTTGTCATTTTAGAAGTATATAAAGTTTCTTTGTTATAAAAAATTTTGGGATTATTTGTGATAACTTGTTTGGCATAATGATATGATTGAGGAACAAGCTCTTTTAAAACAGAAAGTAGTAATGGTATTTTAATTTTAGTATCTCCATTATCTTCATTTTGTTTAAGAATCTCTAATATTCCATATTCGCATCTATAAAGACTATCTTCAAAAGCAGGAATGAGATTTAACACCATGCGATCTGCTTTGGAAAAAGAATAATTCAATAAATCAATATAAATATAATAAGGATTTTTTTCAAATTCTCTTTCAAAGACAGAAGTAGATTCATATTTTTTAATGATTTTATTAATATCACCCCCTGTTTTAATACCGTATTTATTCAAAACAGGAAAGAAAATAATACTAATACAATCTTTTTTTATTTTTTCAATATATGAATTTAATCGTTTTTCACCTACATTATAAATTTTTTTGTAATTGATATCATCAATTTGGTCATTTAAGACTTTTTCAACAAAATTAGGATAAGCCTTGTTAATATTTTTTGCTTGTGAGAGCTCCATAAGCCTACATAAAATTTCTAATTCATATTTAGATTCAACATGAATACCACTTGTAGTATCAATTCCATCATACATAAGCATTAAATAAGAATTAGGATATTTACTATTCTCTGCTTTTTGTATGATTAAATGAGCCTCTTGATTAAGAATTAAGCTACCAAGATTTTCTCCAGATAAAGTAAAACTATTATATTTAGATAATTCCATTTCTTCGGAGGAATCTATGTATTTACAGGATAATACTTTATAGTCATCACTCGTGTTTTCATATAGAATTTTTTGTGGAATACAATGTACTTTAAGCATATTTTTTCCTCTTTTTTTTGCTCTGTTTATAATATAAAGGTTTTTCATAACCTTGTCAAGAGAAAAAACGTTTTCTTTTAATTATTTTTATTGTATTCCTTTAATCTGTTTAGAGTATCTGAATCTGTAAGAATGTCTTGCAAATTACATTTAAGAGCATTACAAATTTTTAATAATGTTGATAATTTCGCGCCGTTAATATCTCGGGCTCCTCTTTCATAATCTTGTAAAACACGCACAGAAATTTCAGCTTTAGACGCAAGTTGTGATTGCGACATATTAGCTTTCATTCGCATATTTTGCAATTTTTCGTTTTTGTACATGACCTTTATGCTAATATTCATGTGTTAGACCCCCTTGACATTTTTATATTTTATCAGTTATAATAAAGGTGACGGGCGGGGATACCCGCCACCATATTTGTTAGGACTGTTTGTTCTTTTTATTAGGCTTTATGCTGATTGTGATACGCTCTACCGATTCACTTTCTAATGCTTTTTTAAGAAGTTCAAGCAGTTCTTTTATTTGCTCTTCGGTCAATCTTCGCACCTCCTTTCTGATGGTGCTGTATTCTCCTTTCATTTTACTTGGCTTCCCCTTGCCTGTGATTCTATTATACGACAAATGACGTATAAAGTCAATAGTTTTTTAGAAAAAAATAAACAGAGGACTATTATAAAAGAGTCCTCTGTTTATAATATTTTGTTTTTAAATTGTTTGCCTATCGCTTTGAATAATAATTTCTCCAGTTTGATTATTGATAGAGCAAATTTTTTTTACTTTTCTATTATAGATTGAGTTTTTATAAGTTTTTATACGAAAATCATTTAAGCCCATACGATAACCAGTTAAAATCAAAGTTGTTCCTCTTCTGAACCAAGAAGTTTCTATTATATTTTTCCCTTTGTTATCATTTATATCACTAATTTGAGCTTTGTAATAAGCATAATCAGTTTTATCAAATTTGCATTGAATTACTTTATTATTAATATCAAGAATAGTAACTAAATGATGATTGTCAATTTTATCAATAACTGTTCCAGCAATTTGATATAATTCATATTTTTTCCATTCTCTTTTTCCATATTTTTCAGTATAAAATACAGGAGATAAAGGAATATCATCAAATAAAGAAATATTATATTCTTTTCTATTAATGTTTGATAATTCATGTTGATTGGAATAAAATCCACATGATTCAATAGACCAATGATTTGTATCTTTATTATCCAACATATTTGAATAACAATATATATACGCTTTATTTTTATATTCTCGCATAAAAGAAGGATCAGAAATATAATCTTTTAAAGATTGCATCTGAGAAGAAACAACTTTTTCTAAAGATTTGTCAACTATCAAAGTTAAATCATCTTTTTGTAACCAATCTATATTTTCTTTCATCTTTAATTTACAATGTTTTTCAAAGTATTTTAGAGCTTTATTATCTAACCAATATAATTTCTTTGTCTTAAAATTAGGATGCTGTCCATATAAAAATTGCTTATTAATTACATATTTTTTGAAATAATAAGGCTCGATAATATTTTTCGGTATATTGCATTTAATTCTTAATATTTCTGGAAGATTAGACATTGTTAATGTATCTTTAATAGGAGTAGATAATATAACATATTGTTTCATTATTATTGTTCGGTCTGAATTAAATTCATCAAAACAACCTGCTTTAATTAATTGAATAAATTTGCTATGTGTAATTAAACTACCATCATAACAATTTTTTTCATAAAAGTTTTTGAATGAATTATAAGGTCTATTTTCAATAATTTGTTGGCAAATGTTGATATTAATTCCAGAAATTCCTATAAGGCCAAAATATATTATATCTTTTTCTTCCGAGGGAACATAATCTATATCAGAATTATTAATAGAAGGAGGTAATACATTTATACCAGATTGTTTCATCTTATATATGGCTTTTGAAATTTCTGCATAATTAGTATTACCAATTTTTTGTGTACCATCTTCATTGTCTTTAAGTCCCATAGATTCAACAGAAAGACAACCACAATTCCAATAAACCTTAGGATAAAAATAATTTAGATTAAGTTCTTGAAGAGCTACAATAGAATAGCTATATGAATGTAGTTGAGAGACCTTAATGTTAGCTACATATTTCTATGTAGAGCAGACTATATCTTTACCCATCTATAAGATTAGGGTAGTTTGCGCTCAAACGGTAGTCAATTTCCGTTCACTTAGTCGTTGCACTTTTTATAAGAAGTTAATCTTTCTTTAGCGATATCAAAATATTGTTTATCAAGTTCAATTCCAATAAAATTCCTATTTGTGTTGATACAGGCTATACCTGTGGAGCCAGAACCCATGCAATTATCAAGGACTAACATTTCTTCGTTCGTATAAGTTTTAATAAAATACTCAAGCAAAGCGACGGGTTTTTGAGTAGGATGTAAATGACAAGTTTGTTTGTCAGAAGCAAAAGTGATGATACTTCATTGTTTTGAGTTTTAATATATTTAGTATATGAATGAATGGGTTTATGACCAGTTGTTTTTTGTGGATTATAAATTGGCAATTTTTTATAAAACACAAGAATATTTTCATGTGCTTTCATCGGCATTTTCTTTGCATTAAGATGACCTGTTGCCTGTGTTTTTTCCCAAATCCATTCATATTTAAGCATAGATAAATTAGATGATCCAAGAACTTTGTCAAAAGGAGTTTGAGCAAATAAAAGAATTGGGGCATTATCTTTGATTATTCTATTATATTGATTCCACATAGCAAATAAATCAATAGGAGTATCCCATTTACATTTAGTTATACCATAAGGTAGATCACATAGAATTAAATCAATAGATTTATCTGGAATTGATTTCATTACTTCTAAACAATCGCCGTTATATAATTGCATATTAAAACCTCTTATAACTTAGCACAGAATCACCTTGCTGTTTCCAGTTTAGGCTTTTTCTGTTAGCATGAATATAATTCACACACCTGTTGACCAAACAGTTCACAAACTTCACTTATAATATTACTATTATAAGGCGCTTAATTAAATAACCATGCTATATAGTTTAGGTTAAATATTTTTAACGAATATCCCATACTTGGTGCGAATACTACATTCCATATATAATCTAAAAATACTTCTCTTGTTCCAATTTTTCGTCCATATTCAAAAAATTGTTGTTTAGCTTCAGCTTGGAGTTTTTCATCTTTTTTAGCGATAGATTTTCTTAATTTATTTGCTTCTTTTAAGCTATATCCAGATACTTCTGAGTCCATACTTAGACGCATAATTTTTTCTTGACTATCTGCCAATCCATAAGCATCAGCTAAATATTTCCAAAGAATTTCACGCTCTTTATCATTCAATCCAAAATTTTTAGTATCTTCTATCCATTCTTGATGATTATTTTTATATTTAATATAAGAATCAATAGGTGTAATAGAACTATTTTCAGGTTGTAATCTTAATAAACTATTGGCCGCTGATAAATCCATTACTGATTTAGGTTTTGTAGCTTCCAGAGCTTTAACTGAAATAGGGGTGTCAAATTGAAATACTGAATAAATTGTAGGAATAATCTTCCACATTTCGGGATTATCATAATTTAATACGTCAGGATGTATCCAATTATAATAAGTTTCTTTTAAATTTTTTCCTGGTTTTATTTTATTGTATTTAACTAAATAATCTAAAGTTTTATGAATTTTATCAGTGCATGTAGTAGTTAGCATATCAAATTTAACGCAACCTACTTGTTCTGCATCTATTAGATCATATCCAGTAATTAAAGTTCCATCTGGTGATCTCATAGCGGATAGAAAATTGGTATAAGGTTCGTTACATATAATTATACCTGCAGCATGAATCCCTCTATTAGTTACAAGTCCTTCAATTCCTAAACAAGTTTCTTGTAACTTAGGATATTTTTTCATCTCAGAGACTAATTCATATACTGGTTTAATTCCTTTTTCTTTATTACCAAACAAACAATCTTTTAATTTAGCAACTTTGCCACGATCTACGGGAATCAAAGATTTTAAGTAACCTGCGATATCATTATTAATATCTAATCCTTTGCAGGCTTTTTGTATAGCAGTTTTAGAAGAAATTTTTGAAAAAGTTATAATATTTAATACTTTATCTTCTCCAAAATATTCTTTAATTTTTGCTATAATTGTTTTCTTTTTAGAGGCTTCTGAATCATTATCAATCATTGTGTTAGCTCATAGTTATGATTTTCTATGAGATCAGACTATATCTTCATCTCTATAAGAATAGAGAGGATGGCGCTGGACAATAGGAATTTCACCATAATGCCACTTAGTCGTTGCACCTTGCCTTTTGGCCTTGGCACAGTGTTGTCATAACCCGATTCAGTAGGCCAAGATTTTCACTGTTAGCATCTTTTTAGACACACCCCGCAAGTACGGGTTCACCATCTTGTTTTCTATATGTCACCATATAGCCAGACTATGTTGTTAATCTGGAAGCTCTGTTCCACGTTCGACACTTAAAAACCTCCAGAAAGGAAAGTAGTTTCCTAATGGAACAGGGTCAATTTGAGTAACTTCTAAAAGATAATTAGTTAATGACGCAGCACTACTACCACGAGCGGGCATAGCCAAACTATTTGATTCCCATATAAGATCAATAATTTTTGACATAGAAGAAAAATAAGAAGGAATAGAAGTATTCAGTTGTTCACTAATCAATCTAAATTGTTCAAATTCTTCATTAAGTCGAGCAATATATAATTGTAAATCTTTTCCTTTATCTACTATTTTAGATTTTAATCCTTGTTCCACTTGATAAAAAAAATATTCTTCCCATTTGTTATTGTTTTTATTAAGAGCATAATAAGCAAAATCAGGATAATTTTTATAATATTCTTTGAACCAATGCTGAATAGTAAATGAATCTGGGATTTTTTCTTTTGGAATTTGAGGAATAATTGGATCATGATTAAAATTATATCCTTTTATTCTATTACAAATTTCTAAAGACCATTCAAACATTTGTTCTATTTGTTCATCTGTAAAATCTATACACAAATGTTCTCGAAGATCATCAGGAGACATAAGATAAGTTGTTGCATAAAATTCATCAACTTCTCTATCTCCTTCTTGAGAATTTAAATAAATTTTATGAATAAAAGCATCTTCTTTTTTAAGATAATGTGAATCGGAACTCGGAATAATTTTTATTCCTGTAAATTCATGACCTTTCCACATTAATCTATTGACTTTACTTTGATCGCAATTTGCATCTTTAGGAGGTTGAATTTCAAGATAAATATTATCTCTCCCAAAAATATTTATAAATTTGTTTAATTCTCCATTTTCTCCAAATGCTTTTTCCCATTTATTGTCCAATAATAATCTGCTAATTATTCCGCCCAAGCAAGCTGTCGAAGCAATAACATGTCCTTGATTGGGTTTAATAATTTCTTCTAAATCTGAATAATATGTAGGACAACGATATATTCTTCTTTGTTTCCAACTTCTTTTCCAAGCTCTTGTAGAAAGTTCTCGAAGTTGTTTATGTCCGTCATTATCTAAAGCTAATAAAATAAAATGACAGTACGGATATGTATTATGATGTTCTTTATTTATCTCATCCCATTCTTCAGGAACAAGATAAATTTCATTGCCTAATCCTAATGTAAAAGAACGATCTTTTCCCATAGAATTATAATAATTAAGTGCTTGAATATGTCCACTTAATGATTCATGATCTGTCAAAGCTATTCCAGGCAATCCTAAATCATAAGCTCTCTGAATTAGATCAGGTACACGACAAATTGTATCTGGAAAACCAAGCCCTGCATTAGAGCCAATATCCGAATGATTGTGAATACTAAAGTAGCTCATAAGTTTTAACTCCCATATGTTCCATTATACTTCTTTCTTTATCATTTAATTTATCATTCTCCCATTGTCTTTCTACAACAAAGACTAAATCTTTATAATAACCATAAGATTTCAAATATAAAATCTTTTCTTTCTTTTTTATTTCTGTAATCAATAAGGTATATTTCATTTTTATATATTACCAATTACACGCCCAATTATTATTATCGTATAATGTTGAATTTTTTGTTGTGGGTACGATTTCCCATTCTTCAATAATAGCTTGCGGATATTTATTACCATTCCATTCATTAATAGATAAAGTAATAATAGCTTCGATTTTACAATCTTCTTTTTCTATTAGTTCTACATCTTCTTTTTTAGCTCTAAATTTAATAATATTTGTGCCATTTACATTAAATTTAATTGTTGTTGTTCTATTGGTGTAAATATTATAACTGTCATTTGAAAAAGTAATATAAAACTTTGGCTTTGTTATTTTAGCTGCTTCGCTACTATTCCACAAATCTTTATTATTCTCTATCATTTGGCATAAAGATTGAGTGATTTGTTTAGCTTCAATAATAGCAGACACATTCTTTTTTATAGAAAAAGTTTGATGATTGAACCATTCAACTAAATCATTCAATTTATTTTTTTCTAATTCAATTCCACATGCTTGTAAATGTCCTTGGCATAAAGCTAAACCAGTGTCATTAATTTTATTAGCAATGTCTATTGGTGACCTTAAAGAACCCATATATTTATCTTGTGTTTCTTTAATAACTAAAGTGGTTTTATGATTTGCACCTGCAATTTTATTAGCAATTAATCCATTATAAACAGTTTCTTCATTAAAAGCAAAACCAATAATTACATTATCATATTTTTCTAAATTAGAGTTTAATTCTTTTGTCAAAGTATTCACAATTTTTCTTTGATTTTTGTGGCAAAATTCACAAATATCTAATCCTTGAAAAATTGGTTTTTCTTCTACAAAACAATAGAAAAAATTATTCTTGTCTTCTAATGTTCCGGCTCTAAATACAGAGTTGATTTTAGGAGAGATAGACCAAGCTATATTATATGGACTTATATCTTTAAAAGAATATTCTTCAATCATTGCTTTTATCATTGGATTTGTTATATTATTAATTCCGTATTTAAATAAAGCATGATTTTCCAAAGATGCCATATTACACATATCAGTAACTAAACTAATAGCTACCATATCATAATATTGATTTTTAATATCAATGCCCATTTTTTGAGAATATGCTTGTACGAATTTAAATGTTACACCACATCCAGACAAAGCAGTATTCAAATTTTTACTTCTATGATGATTAATTACTATGGCATTAGAATTTATTTTTTCAATTTCATGGTGATCTAATATAATAACATCAACACCATATTCTTTAAGTAAATTAACTTGTTTAACGTCATTAGATGCAGAATCAGGACAAAATAAAAGACTGATATCACTTTGAACGATTTGTGAAATAATATTCTCTTGTTCATTTTGAACTAATCCATGTTGTTTTCCAATATGATTATAAATAATAATATCTTTTACATTCAAATATTTTTTTAAAAAAGAATATAAAAGAGCAGATGATAAAATACCATCAGCATCAGAATCAATAAGAATACCAATTTTTTCTTTTTTCTTAATAGCGTTTTGTAATCTTAATACTGCTTTATTCATATCTATATATTGAAATGGATCATCTACACAATTTAAGTCGGCACTTAAATATGTATCTACATCATTTACTCCACAAGATATAAGATAATCTTCTAAAAAATTGTCTGTTATTTCTGGTAATAATGCTTGTACTTCCATATTAATCTCCTTATATATTTTATAATAAAAGAATAATTTATTCTTTTATTTTTTCATAACACCAACTACCAGGACCGTTTTCTGTAGAATAATATATGTTCTTTATTCCCATCTTTTTTATCAAGCCCATACAAGCAGGACAAGGTCTGGCTATACCATCAGATTCATCACGCTTGCTGCGAGCAATGAACAAATGCACTTTATTGTAGTTTTCTATGTTTTGTTCGATAGAAAGAAGCGCATCAATTTCTGCATGTAAAGTGTTTCTGCTAATTGAATCGTTAGGATCATAGCCTCTCAACTCATTATATTTCTTTTGTAGAGGACTGGTTTTGTTTTCATAATTATGCCCCATACTAATAATTTTATTTTTATACACTACTACGCATCCAACACGAGTTTTTTTGTTATCACTTAACAAAGAAACTATTTTTGCATTCCGCAAATATTTCTCTATTTTCTTTTCAGGTAACATATTGTAATCATTTATGCCTCTTTCTTTTTTTTTATTTTTTCCGTATAAATTGTATCAGTTTTTTCCTCTGAAATCAATTAGCAAATCATACAATTTTAAATAAAAATAAGAGGACTAAAAAAGCCCTCTTATTTCTGTCTAAAATTAAATTAAATTCTTTCTGCCCAGAACCGCAATAACTTCATCTCGTTTCATAGGTCTTTCCGGGCTGCTACCATCTACAATGCCAGCTTTCGTAGCTTTTGCCCAATACCCTTCATTCTTAGACCAAGCAGGTTCATCCAATGTTTTAGCATGGAGTTCTGCTTTTTGCATGAGTTGATATGCCTGTTCATTAGTCATTTCAGAAATTAACTTTGCAATATCCACCTCTTCTTCTCCCTCCAATCTTTTGTTTACTTCAGCCGCGATTTGCCCGTGTCGATTATATAGATAGTCTCCAGGACAACTTTTATTTGAAAAATCGCGGTGAATTGTCATGTTACAACCATTTTTATGATTAATTCGATCATTTTTGTTTGTAGACCATACCAACTTCTTGATACCGTTTCTTTTACAAATATCTGTTACTAAATCTAATAATGCTGCATAAGCCTTGTTTGATACAGGCCAATCTGGAGCGCCGCCATTATTGGCTACTTCAATAGTAATAGCTCGATTATCATTAGAAGAACTGGAAGAACACCAAGACCGATTTGCTTCATCTACATACAAAGCAATTCGTCCATCACTTCCAATACCATAATTGCTACTGGCTTTACGAGATGGATTAGCAAATAAAGCACCACAAGTTTCTACACTGGCGTTGCCTGCCATACAATGAATAGTAATTGTATCAATTACATGATTTCGTTTTCCAGAATGATTGGGAGAAAGTTTAGTATAATTAACAAGAGGACTATTACTCATCTTCATCTTCCCCCTTCCCGTTGGTCATTTCATCCAGCATGCTTTCTGGAATCTCATCTTCTGGATGTACAACAGACAAAGGAATCTTCTTTCCTTCCATAGGAATCCCCCTTTTACTTAAAAAGGTCTGCCAGCGTCTTTGTCTTAGACTTCATGTAGGAACGCTGAATATCGTTCCATTCGTCCATCTCCTTCTCCCAGCCGGTCCAGCCCTGCTGCTGCGCATACATGCGGGAGGCAATGTCTACGTCCACGCCCTCTTTCTCGCTGATAGCCTTAATTGCCATGCGATTCGCATAAAAACGATTCTTCTTATTCATAATAATTTTTCCTTTCATAAATCATATTATTATATATGGAGTATAACTCCATTTTTATTTAATTATAATGCTTCTTGATTATCATAAAGCATTTTATATTCATTTAATGTAAAGTCAAAGGGAGAGCATTTATAAGCGTTTTTAAGTCCAATATTATTATAAATAACAGAGACTTTGGCATAACCTTTGAATAATTTCCCTAATGAAAAAATTTTCTTTTCAAAGACATCATATTCTTTGTCTCCTATATTATGAAAATCATTATCTAAAGCCAAAATAACTTTGTTTACTCCCATTTTTACAAGTTGGTTTCTTCTGTGCAATCCTAATTGTGATCCATATAAAGCTAAAACATTACTATTAGTATTAAACCAAGTATCGGCTTTTAAGACGCTTTTTTCTCCTTCTACTAATATTACTTCTTTCTTTTTTTTTATCGCAGGCCAATTATAATATATGCCATAAAATTCATTGTTGGTATTAAATTTATAACACTTATTGTTGAATAAAATTAAAGGAATATACTTAGCATAATTTATTCGATCTGGATGTAAATTTCGACATCTTATACCAATTAAATTTCCATCTTTATTTCTACAAGGAATAATAATTTGATTAGTATAATCATAATATCGTATTTCATATTTTATCATTGATTGAATACTAATACCTTCATTTATCCATCCTTCATAATACGAATTAGAAAAATTCAAAAGGATAGAATCATCATATTCTTGAAAAATAGATTCATTATTTTTAAATCTTATAAATTTTTCTAAATTTGATTGCCAATTACAAACATTGGGTTTATTAATTCTTTGGACAGATTGACTTTGAATATTAGTACATTCTAAAATAAAATTAATAGCATCTAAAAAATTACTTTTTTTATTCAATAAATTTAATCGAACTTGACAAAGAGAAATAATATCATAAGTTCGACCAGAAGTATATCCTACATAAATTTTGTTATCTTTATAAAAAACTAATTTTCCTGGGCTACCTTTATAAGCATCTTTGTTTTTATCACCTGTCCAATAATTGATGGTAGTTTCTGTTTCGTTAAAAATTGGTATATCAAGATAGTTTAATATTTTCTTATGATCTTCTATTGTAAGTTTAGATTTGAGTATTTTAACATTAATTTGTTCATTCAAATTAAATACTCCTTATTATTATTTTACAAATTTATCTGTAAAATAACTAATTTCTTTTGCCAACTCATTAATTTCTCCATAATTATTTTGGGAATCAAAAGAAATTCTAATAGTACAAGCTGCTTCTTCATCTGTTAAGCCATAAGAATTTAATACTCTATAATCAGATGCTTCAGCACAAGCAGAATGTCCAGGACTAATATAAATTGCTTTGGTAGATAAATAATTGGTTAAAGCATCTGCATTTATTCCAGGAAGATAAATTGCATTGATAGCAGCAATTTTATTTGTATTTTCTCCTATAATTTTATACTCTATATTTTTTCTATTAAAAACTGTTTTTAATGATTTCAATAAATCTTCACTATAAATATAAGTATAATCATCTTTTATCAATGCTTCTGTCATAGCAAAAATCCCATTGACATTGGGAGTTCCTGGCACAAAACCATATTCATTATTACCGCAAATATTACCACCTAAATATTTTTGTAAACGGTCACTAATCCACATAAATCCAGTTCCTTGAGGTCCATTGAATTTATGTCCACTTGCAATAATTGCATCATAATATTCTTCTGCATTATCAGGTAATACCATGTGATGAATAGCAGCAGTATAATCCGCAATGACAAAAGTATTTTCCATTTTACGAACTAAAGGTTTTTTAATACCGGTAATATTATTTACTAATGTTTGTATTTGAAATACATAGGAAGTACATATTGGATTATCATATTGATAAAAAGATTCATGTTCATCACCGAAAATAAATACTCCATTTCCAACAACTTTAGAGTGATTAAACAATCTATTAGCTAAATCCGTTGAGCTATATCCAAAAATTACAATACCTTCATTTACATGAATATATTTTTTAATAATTTCTCTACATCTGTTCATTTCTTTTTGAGCTTTAATTCCTAAAGCATGATTAGCATGAGGATTTTTGAAAAAATCTTTCACAGGGACATAATAGCGAGATGTAGCAGCACTATCAAGATAAATCATTTTTTTAATATACCTCCTGCATTGCGTTTTATTTTGTTTGCTACTTTTTAATTAGTATATCTTATTTTTATTAGAAAGTCAATATTGAGAGCAGCATTTTTCTAAAAAGAAAAAACAGGGAAGGAATTTCCCTCCCTGTTGGATAACTTCGTTCGGTCAGTTTTTATTTTACCGACAAGTCAGAACCGTCACTCGTCTCATGCAGAAGTTATCATTCCAGTCGTCATTGAGTAGTAACGACAAGCAGTTTTCGCATGCTTAGGCTTGAATATAAAACTCTGATTTATATAGCGCCATCCAGTATCCAGCGCCACTCTCTGTTGGGTTTTTAATATTATATTATATTTTTATTTGTATAATAAAACAAAAAAGTATTCTTTAAGCACTATGTTTTACTCTATCATGTTCTTCTGCTCGTTTAGCATTATTAAATCTATCTAAAGTTCCTACTAAATATCCTGTGATTCTACGGATTCTATCAAAAGGCACACCATCATTTTCATGGCGTCCGCAGCCGGGGCACTGGTCTCCGATGATCCCAGAGAATCCACACACCGGGTCCCGGTCCACCGGATGGTTGACCGAACCGTAGCCAATGCCCTTCTCTTTCATGCAACGGATGACCCGTTCAAAGGCGTCCAAGTTCTCCGTGGGGTCTCCATCCATCTCAATATAGCTGATATGACCGGCGTTGGTCAGGGCGTGATAAGGTGCTTCAATGGCAATCTTGTCATACGCGGAGATGGGATAATACACCGGCACATGGAACGAATTGGTGTAGTAATCCCGGTCGGTAATCCCCTCAATAATTCCATATCTTTTTTTATCTATATTAACAAAACGTCCTGATAAACCTTCCGCAGGAGTTGCTAATAAAGTAAAATTCAATTTACGCTTTTGACTTTCTTCATCCATTCGTTCCCTTAAACGACCTACAATTTTAAGCCCTAATTTTTGTGCTTCTTCACTTTCCCCATGATGTTTTCCAATTAAAGATTTTAAAGTTTCAGCTAATCCAATGAATCCCATTGATAGGGTGCCATGCTTTAATACTTCTCTGACTTCATCTTCCCAATCTAAATTATCTGAATCTATCCAAACGCCTTGACCCATTAAAAATGGAGCGTTTTTTACTTTCTTTTTGCACTGTTGCTCAAATCGCTCTAATAATTGATCTATACATAAATTGACCATATTATCTAATTTCTTAAAAAATAAATCAATATCTCCTTTAGATTCTATTGCTAAACGGGGAAGATTGATTGAAGTAAAGGATAAGTTACCACGTCCGTTACAAATTTCTCTTTCAGGGTCTACTACGTTGCCAATTACTCTTGTGCGACAGTTATGACTATTAATTCCATTAACATCAAATCTATCGCTTTCTGTCTCTACATCGTAACTCATTTCTCCATTCATATAATCAGCATCTTTAACATCAGAAATTTGAGAAAGTGTAGACATTAAAGGAGACATTGGGTAAGTATTGGACCATATAAGTCCCTTTTTCTTTTTTTCACAAGTCATCGCTATTAATAAATCTTTAAAAGCTCCAAACTCTACTCTATATGCAGTTTTATCTTTGTTTTCATTATCATAATGAATTTCATATAATTTAGCATTAAACCCTAAACTTTGAATAAGACACATTTCTTGTAAAGCGAGCTCTTTATTTACACTTCCAATTTGAGCACGTAACCCAACGCCTTTTTTGGATGTTTTTTTATTAATATATCCATCTGCATCCATTAATCCCGCTAAAAATGCAAGTCGAATTTCATAAGAAGAATTAAAAATTTTATTAGGAATACGACGTTTTTGTTTGATTCCACCTTCAAATAAAGAAATATATTTATTAGACATTGCAACGGAACCACAATGAATTGTCAAGTAATTTCCTTTTTCATCACGATGATTTTCTATAATAGTAGAGTTAGGTAATAATTCATTGCATTTTTGAGCAATATCATATTCATCCATACCTACATAAATATCAACCGCTCCACCTGTTAATCCAGCATCACAAAGAATAATTCCAGCTAACCATGCTTCTTCTTTATTAAAAAACGAATTAGAATCTAAATTTGTAGGTTGTTGAACAGTAATAGGAGCATAACTGCCTAACGGAATATCTTGCACATAAGTACGTCCTAAACCATCAATAGGCAAAGGATGATCGTTTGTAGCTACAAGGATTCTTCCATTACTATAAATTACTTTTTTCCACCCATATACATCTAAATTCCGTAATACTGTTTTTACTTTAACAAATCCAGAAACATTAGAATCATAAATTTCAACGTTTAATTCTTCATTAGTTAAATCAAAATATTCTGTTTTCCCTTTAATAAAAGGTTCTTTATTTAATAATTCTTTTACTCGGAAAAACATTTTCTCTATACTTTCTACATAAATTATCTCATTAATACGATAAGTTACGACTGATTCCTTCGCGACACATCCCATGTAGGCAATTTCCGTCTCCGGATGTCCTTCTTTATAATATTGAAGATTAAAAGGTGCGTCAACAAAAGAGAAGTTAGGAAATAGTCTTTTAGCTGAACAACGTATAGCCAATTTAAATAAATCATAATTTACATCTTCTGGATTATAATTTACTCCCTCTTTAACACGGAAAATTTGAATAGGGAAAATAGGAGTCTCGCCATTGCCTAAACCAGCTTCCGTTGCTAATAGAATGTTTTTCACTACCAATCTTCCCTCTGGACTGGTATCCATTCCATAGTTAATCGAAGAGAACGGCGTTTGAGCTCCTGCTCGAGAGTGCATAGTATTTAAATTATGAATTAAAGATTCCATAGCTTGATAAGTTGCTCGATCAGTTTCTTTAACTGCTTGCTGATGAGCAAATCTTTGGCATTGCCTTATCTTTTCTTTATCATTACAATAATTCATTAAGAATGCTTTCTCTTCCTCAAAATAAGGCTCGCATTTTTTTAATTCTAATTCAGGCACAAGATTTTTGTCTTTTTCGATCTTTTGAGCATTATTCTTAATATCTTTTTCTAAAATTGTGTTGTCCACAAGTAAAATTAGACTTTTAGCTAAATTTTTTAGATAAAGTTTTTTGAACGTCTTCCGCACTCCCATGGCCATGGAATAATCAAAGTTCACAATGGCTTGCCCGCCATGCTGGTCGTTCTGATTGGATTGAATGGCGATGCAGGCCAGGGCTGCATAAGAGGCAATGTCGTTGGGCTCTCGCAGTGTGCCATGCCCTGTGGAGAAGCCCCCATCAAAGAGCTTAATCAGGTCAATCTGGGTACAGGTGGTGGTCCCCATAGGGGCAAAATCCATGTCATGGATGTGAATATCTCCATTTATATGAGCTTGTGCATGCTCTGGTTTTATCATAAACATCTGATAGAACTGCTTGGACCCCTCGCTGCCGTACTTGAGCATAGTGCCCATGGCAGTGTCTCCGTCGATGTTGGCGTTCTCCCGCTTAATGTCGCTGTCCTTGGCGGAGGAGAAGGTAATATTTTTATAGGTAGAAATTAAAGGAGAATTTTGTTCTCTAATTTGATTACGTTGAAAACGATAAATAATATATTCTTTGGCAGTTTTAATAAATCCATTAGTCATTAAAGTCTGTTCAACTATATCTTGAATATGTTCTACATTAATATTATCATTATTTTCTGTTTCAAGCACAGAAACTACCTTATCAGTAAGAAAAGTAACCGTTTTTTTAGATTTTTTTTCTTTACTGGCCTCAAATGCTTTACCAATAGCAACTTTAATCTTGTGTTTATCAAAAGAGACTAATCTACCATCTCGTTTTTGGATTTGTTTAATCATTACGCTTTTCCCTTCCAATAGTTTTATTTCTTAGAAACACAATATGTTGTGTTTAAATTCTGTCTTTTTATTATAATATTGTATTATCAATTTGTCAAGTAATAAGATCACAATCTTCAATTCGTAAAGTAATAGCTACATCCCAAAGGATGTAGCTATTAACACGATTTTAAAAAGTATTTCTACTTTTGTTTTTTTTCTGGGAAACTCGTTCCTTCTCCCTCGGTTGACCCGAGTCATTAGCCCAACCACTTGGCGTGATGATTTAGTTTTACAATACTCCTGGGCGGCGCCCTATTCATCAAATAGGCATCACGGTGAGTATCAACCCGTTAAAAAGAGAAAGATTATTCTTCCTCTTTTTTTATATTGCGCAATATAAAATTGAACTTGCCGTTCTAATATGCTTTTTATATTATAAAATAATTATTTTATTTTGTCAAGATAAATTGACAAAATTTTCAAAATTAGATATACTAATCAAAAGGAGGTGTTGATATGGCTACTTCGTCTATTACTAAAGAGTTTTTCGTAAAAGATGATACTGCATTTGAGAAGTTGAAAAAAGAATTGGACACGGATCCTACTTTGCGTAAACAAGTGGTTGAATCTCCATCTTTGAAAAAAGACAAAGAAAAATTAGCTACCTTTGTATTTCATTGAATATGTAAAAGGGAAGTAGAATTTTCTACTTCCCTTTTGCGAAGGTATACACATTAAACACCAGCTTCGCGTTAAGGTAGCGAGACACCCTGAACAGTACAAAGAAAGGTTTCCTATCGCCTACGAATGAATGATATTCTAACCGTCATTCTCGGTTTGCCAATAATAAAAGCCATGCCTTTTTTGTTTGAAACAAAACTTATTATTTTATTTCAAACATGGTGCCGGGGACCGGACTCGAACCGGCACGGAATTTCTTCCATGAGATTTTAAGTCTCAGGTGTCTACCAATTCCACCACCCCGGCATATATAAGAGAAATATTTTTGTATTTCTCTTATATCGCTTTCAGTGTTATTACTATATCATTTTTCTATCTTCTTGTCAACCCATTTTGCAAAAATTTTAATCAAAAATTTCTACCATTTCTGGAGCGTTTAAGGCTATCCATAAGCCACATTCTTTGTAATTAAAATTTTTATCACTAAATACTTGATTTTTAATATCAAGAAAATTATCATTCTTTTTTAGTTTTTTATCGCATTTTTTTTTACTACCACATTTAGAACAAGGAGATTCAGAAAGTTTTTCAATTCTTTGATACATAATAATCACCTTTTTATTCGATTCCTTCTATTTTAATATCAATATTTAATACTTCCGAAGAAGGAGGGATAATATTATTTACATAAGGAAGATAGCAAAATGGAATATATGGATTAGTACTTGAATATATTGAAAGAGTATACTCCATATTAGCAAAATCATACATAGTATAATTAAGAGCTAAATAATTATAATCATAATTGAGGGATGCTTTTGTTACATAAAAATATTTGCTAACAGTAATTTCTTTGTTATATATATCACCCCAATTAGCCCTAAACCACTCATCGGAGCTATTTTTAAAGGCAAAAGATAAAAATCCATTAGCATTACTTAATTGTACACTCGAATTAATAGTAATTTCCATTTTAAAAAAAGAAAATATTTTATATAAATATTCTTCTTTATATGAAAAATCTACATTTTGATACTTATAATTGTTGCTACCTGTAAAAGCTCCTCCTTGAACTACATATGATTGTTTTCCTAATAAAGTTGTTTTTTTATTTAATGACTCAAACTGGGGGGGGGGGATAATCATTATCTTTTCTCCTATATATTGATTAATTCATCATATTGATTTGTACAAAAATAATCTGTATTTCTAAAACGTGCTCGATCAAAATAACGCCATACTTTTATTTTTTGATCTGCATATTCACCAAATCTTGATTTAACAATATAACTAACCAAATTTGGCATAATAGTTTCGCCCTTAAATCCTACTTTTTTAATATAGGGTTTAATATGAGCAAATTCTTTTATTCTATTTTTTACAGGTAAAGTAATACAAGCAGCATCTAATTTCACTTTTTGAGATTTGCCGCCAGAAAAACAACTTTCATCAGGAAAATCAATCGTTTTTTCAGTTCCATTTAATTGGCTCATTGTTTTTATTCCCACTGAATATTTTTCTGCCATATTTTTTAATTCCAATGTAATGTTCCTTAAAACCAAATCTTCTCTTGCTTGTACTGCTGTATTCTGTCTATATTCGGCAACGACAGAAGAATTTAATTGCACATAGTCGAAAACAGTATAATATATATTATATTTTTCTACACATTCTTTTATTTTTCTCTCTATACTTTGACAAGTAAAATCGGCCATATCTACAAGAGTTAAATTATTTTGTTTTAATATTTCTCCAGCTTTAAGAACTCTAAATTTTTCTTCTTTATTTAAAGTCCCCATAGTAATATGTTTTTCATTTACTCCTGATATACAAGCTAAAAACATTGGATTAATTTCTTTACGAGTATCTAATTCAGTATGAATAAATAATCCCGAACCTTGATAATTAGGATTAATAATAAAATCTTCTTGTTCATCATTCCAAATTTGATCTACTGATACATTGCATAAATCTGCCACTGCCATTCGAGATTTACCAGTAGATGAAGGTGCAGACTCCATTATTAAATGTCCTAAACACCATCCACGAAACAAAGTAGTTAAATACGGAGAACACAAAGATGCCCCAAAAGCAGGAGTTTCTTCAAATTCAGATAATAATTCTTCTGTGCCTTCTCCTGCTCTCATTTCATTTCTCACATATTTAACATCATACTTTGTTCTTAATTGAATACTTTTAAATTCTATTCTATTTAATATTTCCTGAATAGTAAGTTTCTCAAATTGTGCTAATTGATCATTTTCTTCTGATAATTCATCATAAAATTCTCTAATATCAAAACCGTTATCTTGCAATTCTCGCAACAAAGAAAATTTACGAATAGTATTATAATAATACTCATAGTTATCTATAATAGATAGTTCTTTTACATTAACAATAAAATCAAGATAATTATTATCTTGTAGAACTTCCAAAAAAGCAGGTTTTGTTTTTACTACATTTTCTATTTCTATTTCTGTAATTTCTTGTATTCCATTATGAACCAATTTATTAATTGCAACATAAATAATTTTATGAAATAATTCAGGCTCAAAATCTTGTTTAGACAAAGGGAATTGAGGAAGAGTTAAAAGAGACGGTTGTTTCATTAAACACCCTAAAAGCAAAGAGGATAAATTTATATTATAAAGCATAAATATTTCTCACTTTTTCAAAAATAATAAATTAAAAAATTTAATTATAATTAATAAATCGCATGTAATATATATTACAGGATTCTTTAATATATAGCATCCTACAATACTCCCAATTAATAAAATAATGATACAAATCATCTCTTTTAAATAATCTTTTAATCCCATTGTTCTTCTTTAACCCTTCTTTTTTGTTTAATAAAAGGAATAGTATTTATTTGAATATCAATTTGTTTAGCATTCTGTTTATTGTTTTTTATTTTTTCCATAAATTTATTGAATGGCTCAATATATTTCGGAAATATTTGCCCTAATCCATATTCAAATTGAATACTATATCCTTCTATTTCTACTGCATATTTTATTACATTATAGATGTCTTTGCAAGACATATTCTTTTTTTCTACAAGAAATTTAATAAATTTAACTGTCAGTAACCAATTTACATTTTCACTGCCAAGCCATTGATCTTTAATATAATCTAATAAAACATTATAATCTGGATATGGCTCTTTTTTTACAGCGTTCTTTTTTATTTCTATTAATTGCTCATAACATTCTTTGCTACAAACAATAATATTTTTATATCTTTCATTTTGATATTTCTTGCCTCTATCTATTTCTTTACCACAAATAGAACATATACTCATATCATATTAAAACATTAAGATTCTTCCCAATCTACATTTTTTTCTTCTGCAAAATCTAATAATTTATCATAAATATATTGCAAAGAATCCTTATCTTCATTAGTAGTTTGACTGATCTTTTTATTCTCTCCTAAATATTGCGTCACTACTGAATCTACGAAGTTTTTATACTTAGCTGTATATAACGCTTTATAGATTGGTTGAATCATATTTTTTAAATCTTCATAAGTTTTACTTTTTTCTTCTTTAACCTTTTCTTTTTTGCTCTCTTCTTCCGCGAAAGTAATTGCTTTTACCCCTAATTTCTCAGCTTCTTTTTCACAAGCCAACTTTATAGCATTCTTCAAATTTTCTTCTGTAAAAGGATCAATGATCGGTTGACACTCTGTATATCTACTACGCGCAAAAAACTCTTTATGCTGAACACAATGCCCTCTGGATAAAATAGGAATCCCATCATCTCCAATTCCTTGTGATTCCAAATAAATCATAAAATCAGGAATATCTTTTAAACAATTACCTGCTTTATTGAATGTTGTCTTAGGAATAATATATTCATATTCTCTATTCTTTTCATCTTTCATTGTTTTAATTTCATCATGAAAAATAAGAACAACACAATATCCTGACAAAGCCAATTTATTAATTTGAATATCAATTTCTCTATTTAGAGAAGCATATCCTCCTCCATAAGGAATAGCACTAATTTCATTGATAGGATTAAAATCAGTAAAATTAGCAGACTGTTCTTCATTATAACGAGAAATAATATATTGAGTGCATAAACTTGGAATTTTATCAGCTGTATCTACAACTACACAATCATACATTTCACGAACTTTTTCTCTCTTCTTTTTATTCCTGGTAGTAAGCTGATTAATAGCATCTCTAAAGTCATGCCAATTCTCAATATCATATACATAAAGATCGCTTTGTGCATTATACCCTTTTTCAGTAGCTAACCAAAGAGTTTTGCCAGAAAACAATCTTGCAGAAACATAAGATTTTCCTGTATTATTTGTTCCATAAATGCCAATAATTTTTCCTGCTAATCCAGTAGTAATTGTAGTTTTAGTAATTTCAGTGATGTCAAATTTTCCCATAATTTCACCAATTTAAATCTTCAAAATCAAAACTATCATCATCATTATCAAAATCTGTGTCCCAAGGAGTATTAGTTGTCGCCTTAGATTTCAACCTTTCCTTAGCAGCCTCTTTTTTTGTCTGAAGTAAAGTTCTTTTGTTATCATCTTTACTTTTCCCTACTAATTCGTTCAAATAATTTTCTCTAATTTTAATAGCTTTATCCATAGTAGTAGGATTAATCCAATCAGTTTTAACAAGAACTTCATTACCATTTTCATCTGTCTCTACAAGAGATTCTGGTTCTTCAATCTCATCTTCCCCACCTACAAGAATCAATTCTTGAACATCAAAACCATTATTAACTGTAACTTTTGTTTTTCTTCCAAACTTCTTTTCTCCTACGCGTCCTCCAACATGTCGTGCAATAAGCTCAAAATCAAAAGGTACAGTCATTCCCACTTCATAACAATCTTCAAAATCTTCAGCCAAATCTTCATTCACAATGGCCTTTACAGGAAAGCATGCGCCTTTATTATCAGCACCATAAAGAGTTAGTAACAAACGCCCTGTTTCTTCTTCATTAACAATTTCTTTTTTGATAGACTGAATATAAAGAGTTGCTTTAAGTGCAGTTCCAGTAGGAACATTTTCATCTAATACAGTTTTTGCTTTTTGTGCTTTATTAACATTCCATCTCAAAGTAGTGGAAACATTTCCTTGTTGATTAACATAATCATTAATTCTTATAGTTCCTTCTACATTTAAAGAGGTGGGAATTTCATCATCTTTTCTGTCAATTTCAGGGACCCATTCCAACATTTTAAGATACATAGGCCACATCGGATTCTCTTTTCCTTTATTAGTGAGATTAGTTCCATATACATTAAATGTATGAATTCCATTCGCTGTTCTCACTGTGAATCCGCCATTAATTCTTTCTCCTTCGACTTTTTCAGATTGACCATTTTCATTTGTAATTTTAATATCACAAACTTCCCGCTTCAAATTAGTTTCATACAAGGTGCCAACACATCTAAAATAATTCTTTGTTCTTTGCAAAATAGATTCATTAATACTCATACTTATCCCTTTCTTAAAAACAATCAATAAAAAATATTACAATTTGGACAATACCATTCATTTACATTTTTTTTATCTCTATACTCTAATTCATTATATTCTTCTGTAAAAGTATAATAATCTAATTCATCTCCACAAACAACACATCTATTCATTCTATTTAATTCATTTTTTGCTTGATCTGATAAATAAGATAATAAATAATTGTCTGTATTTAAAGCTGATAAATATAAATAACAATCAGCTTCTATATCTGGGTAATCTTCAAACATTAAATGAATAGCTTCTAATACTTCAGGAGTCATATTTGGCTTTCTCATCTATTGACATTCCTCCTTTCTTATTTATTTTCTTTTGTCATTATTTGTTTTCTTCCTCAATTTGTTTAAGACTTTCAACAAAATCGTTTACAAATTGCTTTCTTCTTTCTATACGTCTAATTTCATCTTCATATTGTTTTTTAGCACGCTCCATATTATTTTTACGCACATTAATTAGTTTTTGTATATATTTAATCGCAGCTTCATCGCTGTCATCAAACGGCGTATTAATAATTTGTTGATAACGCTCAATACCTTCAGAAAAAGAATCGCTTATATTAATTTGTTCAAGAGCAAATTTCTTAATAGAAAAACATTCTTCATTCGGAGGAATCCATCTCTCTATTTCATTGCGAATTTTCTTGTAACAAGCACTTTTTGCTTTCAATTTTTCAAGATTATTCATAGCATGATAGATATTATTATCATATTCTATTTTCATACGTTTTTTTGCTTCGTCTAAACTTATTTCAACTACTTCTTCTAAAGAGCGTTTAGCATTCTCATAATTATTTTTTTATATTTACTAATTGGACGAGTTATAGATTCATCTTTTTGAGCACATAATAATAAAAAATCTTTACCGTTAGTAATTTCTCCGTTTTCAATATAAATAGTATATCCAGTTGCCATATACAATGCCCTTCTTCAATAAATATTAAAATGCCATAGTCATCATTGCTTTGTTAATTGCTTCTTGATCGTTTTTTATATAACCCATAGTGGTTTTAATATTACTATGGCCTAAACTATATTGGATTATATGTAATGGAATACCACTATTCGCCTTAGTCGTTGCAAAAGCCACTCTAAGCCAATGAGCAGAAACATCTTGCCAAAAAGGAATCTTAGCTTTTTTCGCTACTTGTTTTAACATTAAGTTGAAATTATTATTTTTCACCGATTCATTTCTATTGGTAATAAACAGAGGACCATTTTGTTCACCTCTAACCAACAAATATTTATCTACTAAATTTTTAGTATCATCATTGATAAAAATTGTTCTTCGTTTATTACCTTTCCCCACAACCTCAATTTCTCTGCCTAATTCACCTGTCATATTATGAAATTGATCTAATGTAATACTAATCATTTCATTAAATCTTAAACCAGTTGTAGCTAAAAACATAATCATAGCTTGATCTCTTATATTAGAACAATTATTAATTAGTTCTCTAATCATGTAAGATTTGGGGCAATGTTTTTGTTTTATTTTCAATGCTGGAAGATTAATTTGAGAAACAGGATTCGTTGTAATTTGATCGGTTTTAACTAAAAAATCGAAATAATTTTTTATTGCTGCTTTCATTAATCTTTTAGTATTAGAGGATAAATTATTATTAGCAAGCCAATTATTAATATCATTATAATCAATATTTTTTTCTTCTTTATTTATAAAATCTAAAGCTGATTGTACATAATGAATATAAGAAGAAATGGTATTAGGAGACCTGCTTTCAGCTTTCAAATAAGTTAAATAATTTTTATTCATCTTATTGCCCTCCTCTAATTTTCTATAAATAAGATATCACTTTTATATATAAAAATCAATAGACAAAATAAACAAAAACCCTCTCTGTGCAGAGAAGGTTTTTGTTTATAAAATGGAGGTTAAACATGCAAAAGACAAAATGCTTCAAGAAGTGTAGAGAAATAAATTCTCTACTGGTGATTCATTGGAGATTTGAACTCCAGACTTTCTACTTAAAAGGTAGATGCTCTCCCAACTGAGCTAATGAATCATAGTATAATACATTAATAGCCTTAAACATACCGATATCTTTTTCTCTAATACCGATTTTCATAGAGATATTCTCCCTTATTAATAGATTAATTCTTTGGGAAAATCAATATCTGAATCATACCTATTATTGAGTCTTCACCCTACCTCCATTGTCTTCTTACAATATTCTGCCACCAGGAAGATAAGTCTGAGCTTCGGGGAGCAACCCCTAACTTCTTACCCCAGTATTACAATAAGTTGAGCCATATCGTATACATAAACCTGTATGAGACTGTTTACTCATAAATTTCACCGTTTTACTTATCAAAATCATTAGAATTATTAAATAGATAAATTTCTCACCCGTCATACGGCTACTTTAACCGACGACTTTCGTTATAGCAGAATTTCTTCTGCTTCAAGACGGAGCGTATTGTTGGCCTACCTCTGTCATTATGGCTGCCACACCATAACCCCTTAGGCTTATTTTTCCACAGGAAACGTCTATTGTTACGCCCGAAAGTTCCGTGCATTTTGCGGCGACAACTCTTGGCAACACACATTTTTGTTGGCGGTTTCCGCCTCCATACGGTATATCACTATACCATAGCCGCCCAATCGAACAGGTATCCCTATTCAACCAAACGGAAATTACTGTGCGTCTCAGAGCAGTAACATGCTTTGTTCACTGAGTTAATAATAGGCATGATTCAAATATTGATTTATCAAGGTTCATTTTTTTTTTTTTTTGCCAAAAACTAAAATTTTAGGTAGAAGTGGGAAGTCGTTCTTCCCACTTCTAATAATCCTATATGGTGGAATGGGGAGGATTCGAACCCGCCTATCTTCCGGTTATGAGCCGGCTGCTGATGCCATATTAGCGTCCATTCCATATTAGAGACCGAAGTCTCTATTATTTTCTAAATATATAATCCATAATATTTAAGTTTAACTGTTAGTTTTCCACTAATACCACTTAAATCTGTAAATCTGGCTTTTACTTTTAAATTTGAAGTTTTACTACCATTCAATATATATTGTCCATTAATAGTTTTATATGCATAAATACCTGTTTTTTCATCATAATTATATTCAACTAAAGGAATAAAAAAACTAAAATTATATTTTAGATTTGCTTTTGTTTTTTTATCAAAAAAATTGATAGTATAAATACTTAATAAATCACCTATATCTATATTAAAAGCTAAATTATCTCTCGATTGACTAAAATTACTAAATTCTACTTCGCCAATAAATACAAAGCCGAAATAAGTTTCTAAATCATTAAAGAAAGTTATTATTCTTGAATTTTCTATTCCAGAACTAATAGTAGTGCTAAATTCCGTCTTTCCTTCTTCAATTTTTATTAAAGAAGGTGTATCCAAATAGGGGGGGGATAATCATTATCTTTTCTCCTTAATCAACTAATTTAACTTGCTTTTCAACATATCTAAGTTGTTCTGTCAACTTATTAATTCTTTTTGTATTTACAGAAGGATCCCACTTATTGAACGTAGCCTTAAACATTTGATCTTTCAAAAATTCATATTGCTTTTCATAATTCTTCATGTTTTTCCCTCTTTAATTATTTAATAAAATTAAGCCGCTTTTTGAAACCAACTAATAGGAAGAAATTAGTACGGCCTATGAGGTAAATGATAGTTGAGTGCAAGACTAAAGACATGAACTTTTATCTTGCATATTTTCTTTTGAATTTTGGATGCAACTTTTTCGTTTTCAATTTTCCAGTTCGTTTTTCGTTTTCAATTTTCTGTTTAAGACTTTAACACATTATTTTTGGATTGTCAATACTTATTTGAAAATTTTTTGCAACTTTTTCGTTTTCAATTTTCCAGTTCGTTTTTTATATTGTATTATTTATATGATTATATTTTAATGAAATAATATGCCACCATATGGTAGCTTTATATATCTATTCCAAAAAATACAAATACATTATATTTTCTACTTTACGAACTGAAATATCTTAATAAAAAATAATTTCAAATAAAAAAATGTTTCGTCTGTTCATTTGTTTAATTTATTAATTAAACATCCATATTATTTTAAAAATAAATAATTATTTAACGACAATAATTTTGTTGTTAAAAGCATTTAATTGTATTTTATTATTTACAACTAAAATCATTGTTTATAAATATATCAATCTAATTTTCTGAGCAAAAAAGATAAAAACAATTTCCACTGTTTATATTTATAACGAAATTAAATATTTTCTTTATTTAACTATACTCGACTGTTTAAAATAATAAATTTTATTAATTAATATATCTGTTTATTTTTATTATAATTATAAATAAAAATTTTTCTATTTTTAATTTTATTTTAAGTAATATAAATTATTGATATTTCTTATTTTTTCAAAAATAGAAAAATTTTTATTTATAATTATATTATTTTCAAACATATAAATAATATAATTATAAATAACTATTTATTTTACAACATTTTTCTAAAAAATTTTTCGCTTTTTGAATACCCCGCCCCGTGAAATTTTTGTTTTTACGTAATGTGCGAGGCTTGTTTTTCAAAAACATTTTCCTTTTATAGGTTTATCATATTTTTCAATAACAATATTGACTGTATTAAATGAATAATACAGTTTTTTTAATTGAAAAATAAAAGAAACAAACTACAAATTAATTTTTATATTTTCAAAACGGCAATTTGTTGCGAATCATTTATCTCTAAGCATAATTTAATACAATTTCTATTAAGCCGCAAGATGAAGATTGCCCTCTATTTAATATAAAACTCCTTATTATATATTTTAAAATTTTAATAGAAAAAATACCTAAAAATGATTATTGAAAATTGCCCTCATAAATGCTAAGATAAAAGCACAAAAGGAAAAACAACACTAAATAACAAGGAGATGAAACAAAGATAATTTTATAAGCAATTTTATAAAACATACTTAAATGGAGGCTTATGACATGTATATTAAAGGATTTATTGCAAACCTGGAAAAACATCTTGAAGGTGAATTAATTGGAGAATGGATAACATTTCCTATCAGTGAAGAAGAATTGAATGAGGTACTTAAACGCATTGGGATTGGAGAAAATAATTATATTTGTCCAAAATGCGGAAACCACATGGAAGAATTAGAATACGATAGTTTCCATAATTTATATAATTACCGTTGCGAAAGTTGCGGACATGAAGAAGAACATAAAAATCCGCTTTGCGCTTGTAAAGAGTATATTTTTTATGACTGGTGCTGCGATTTTGAGCATGATTTCAGTGCATACGAAAATATTGAAGATATAAATTACTATGCAAAGCAGTTAAATTTTTGGGACAAATATACATTCCGCGCAGCTTGTGAATGCTGGTCAGCTAAAACAGCACTGAATAAAGGGCCTAATAATTTTGTCCTTTATCCTCTATGCTATGATGAAGAAACATTGGGGTTTTATTATGCAAACAAAATAAATTCTATTGATTTTCATAATGACGAAATATTAAAAAAATATTTTGATTTTGAGAGATACGGAAGAGATTTAGCCTTATCTATCAATGGTAATTTTAGCAGTTATGGTTTTATTAAGCAATTTTAATTAAATTAATTAAAAAGGAGCGAGAACAATGCAAAAAACAATCAATTATATCCCTGAATCCGATCTTAAAAGTATGGTAAAAATTACAAAAAGCGTTTGTATTGGGCTTTTTTGTCTTGGCATTGCATTGCTGATTGCATTGGGAACTATTCAAGAAAAAAACACCCAAATTACTGAAATCACAAATACAGCAAGTTATTCTACTTTTGAATAACAAATAAAATTATAAAATAAAAAAGGAGAAATAAAATGGTTTATTATTTAGCTGATTCTTGGCAAAAAGATTTTGCAGAAAATTTAGATAGAGTTATTAAAGAAAAAGGGACAAATTATCAGCAGTTGGCTTTGCGTCTTAACATGGAACGTTCCACTATTCGTGGATATGTCACAAAAAATAGAATTCCTTCTTTGTTTACTGCCCTCTCTATTGCAGATGTTTTAAATGTGCCTATTCAAGAATTAGCTTTGGCTTATGAAATGGGGAAATATAAAAATGAATAAAAAATTTTTAATAGGATCTGAATCAGTCACAGCTTTAAAATATAAAAGAGATTATGGCATTCCTTCACACATTGAATTAAGAACCTCTAAACAGTGGAGACATATTGGATATCAAGTGAAAAAAGGAAGTGTTTGTAAATACAGATTTAAAGCACCTTCATATTTTCATGGCAGAACAAGACTAATAGAACAATCTTTTTTCACACAAGACCAAGTAGAAAAAATACCTAAAAATGATTATTGAAAATTGCCCTCATAAATGCTAAGATAAAAGCACAAAAGGAAAAACAACAACGGACAGGCCAAAGGCTGGGAGGAAAAGAAAATGACTGAAATTATTGTGAAGGTGTATGACAGCGTAGAGGCAGAGCATGAAACCCGGAATTTGAGAAAACTCGGGTACGAAAGAACTCAGAACGCATTTTAAGTTGAGCATTGGAAGAAAGGCGATCATTTAGTAATTCTCGAAAGAGATTTCTAAGCAATCAACCCGCCCCGGAGGTTACGAAAGCAGAAAGGAAAAACAATGTATATTGAACGATGCGGAAATAATAGAATTTATAAATTAGTAGAAAAAGAAATGAAGAGATTGTATTCAGAATTAAGATATTTATATGAATAATCAGAAAACAAAAATAGCACCCATAAGCCATGAGAGAAAAAAGGAAGTGAAACTATGAAAAAGAAAATTGTTCTTATTGCGGCTATTGCTCTCTCTTTTGTTCTTGGCCATATCGCCACCATGAGCGTAATGGAAATTGAAACAGATGGAGACGGGGACAGTGCATATATTTCCGTACTCGGGTTAGAATATTTCAAGGGAATCAACGGCTACTCTATTAAGTGAATAAAAGGTTTTAACGGGGCGTAAATAATTTTATAACAACTATGGAGGGTTACAACATGACTATTAAAGGATTTATTACAAACTTGGGCAAATATGTTGAAGGTGAATTGATCGGAAAATGGATTGAGTTTCCTATTTATGACGATGAATTGCAGGAAGTATTAAAGGAAATAGGATGTAACTATTATGATGAAGATGGGAACGAACATAAAACCGGATATGAAGAATACTTTTTTACAAGCTGGGAAACTGATTTTGATAACAATTTCAAAGAGCATGAAGATATTGAAAAAATAAATGAATTTGCGGAAAAGCTGGAAGAATGGGACGAAGATATTTTTATTGCTGCTTGTGAATCTTGGAATGTTTCTGAAATATTAGAGACTGACCCTAATAACTGGATTTTACTAAGTGATGTTAATACAGATTATGACCTTGGTTATTATTATGCTATTGAATGTGGTTGCATTGAGTTTGGCAATAATGAAGTATTTGAAAGATATTTTGATTTTGAGAGCTATGGAAGAGACCTTTCCTTCGAGCTACAAGGCTGTTTTACTAAATACGGATGGATTGAATATGTAGGATGAAGGAGAGTTATCATGGAAAATAAGTTCAGAATTCAAGGAAATTTCTTTTTTGGCAATGAACAGTTATGATATTATATAGTTAAAGAACACGGAAACATAATAGATTACAGGCCGGGAGGGAAATAAAATGAGATACAAAAACATCGTAACAGGAGAAATTGTAGATGAACAAATTCTAATTTGCGATTATAATGACGATTTCAAATTAGAAGAACCTGATATAAGTTATGAAATGTACTTAGAGTTAAACGGCTGGAAATTAGTAGAATAAACTAATACCCGCCCCGGAGAACTATAAAGAAGCTGATTAAAAGTGATAAATCGTATCTCCTAAATAAAGCCCTCCATTAAGGAGAGCTTTATTTTTGTTATTAGGAGATACGTCATCGGGGCAAAACAGTTTGGCGCGCAATGCGTTTCATCCCTGACAGATCGGTGAAAACTGTAATAATTTGTATATAATTTAATTGGAATTCTATTGCATTATTCAATTCGCAACGACAACCGTAAAGCAAACGGTAACGTCTCTCACGTCCCCGCTTCTTATTATCACCAAAATGAATACGTTCAATCAATGTCAATTATCGAATGCGCCTACTCTTTCTTTTAATCCCGTCTCAAACCTTCATTTAATTATAAAGATTATGAATTGTAATTCCTGATTCTTTTATAGGATTTATTGTGAGGCTATTAGAAAGCCCTGTGAGCCATTCTAACAAGTCCCAGTATCTCCACCTATCTTGTAATTGAAAATCTATTACAGACCCCAACAGAAGGGCCAGAGCCTAAGTAAAGCCCATTCTCTATTCTTATATTTAATTATATATTATATATATATATATATAATATATATAATTAAATAATATTAATCATCTTTATTCCTTGTTCTTCTCTCACATCAGAGTAAGAGCACAATAAGAGCAAGACATAGAAGCAAAGAAAGAGAAAGAGGCTGACAAAGATATATAAGCTGCAAACTCTAATTCCGAAATTGTCGTTTATAAAATGATATTTGAAAATAGATTTTGATAGTTGTTGGAATGATGCGAGACTGTGTGAGAGTGAAATGTGGAATATGGAAGGAAAGGAATGAAAGTGTAGAATGTGGGAAAGTGTATTACTTGATTAATACAATTCCATAATGTATGTAAAAGGTTTTTGACATTTGCTACCGTTTGGTGGTTTTTTAACACCTGTTAAAATTTTTATATCATAATAGTATATTATTATATATAATTACAAATGTTTTGTTCAATTTATATAAAAATATGGGGGGCTTATTTGGGATGAGTTGTTTAGTTTGCTATTAAAAAACCCGTGTAGTCATACACACATAGACACATGTAACCAATTTACAGACACATGTAACAAACATGATACATATAACAGACACATACAATCAATACCTATAATAGTCATGACACATGTAACCAATTTACATAGTCTAACAATCTCTTTCATATATTTTTCTTATATTTATTATTATATTTGCTTATATTTATTACAATCTCTTTTAATATTCTATATTAGATAAAATATATATTCTTATTACTAATAGAGAAAAATTTTTATAAATTAAAGATAAATAAAATAAATTTTTAATTTTACTTGACATGTTCATAAAAAAGTAATAAAATAGATAGGAAAAAACTTAAAAAAATATTTTTGTCTATTTTCTTGTTCATATACTGTAATATATCTATATATGAACATGAATTTAGACAAAAATATTTTAGGAATACAATTTCTTAACGAAAAAGTGCGTCGCCTTTTTCTAAAATTGTATAGCACAAAAAATAGACAAATAGACAAAAATGGAGAAAAAAGATGAAAAACATTCCTGATAATTTGGCCGAAAAAATGAATGAAATTAAAGGCCAAGAATTAAAATATGGGCCCTTATGTGAGTCTTTGGGGCTTTCTAAAAAAGGTGGATATTCTAAGCAAAAACAATTAGAAGATTTGGCCCTCTATTGTGATCTTCAAATACTTAGTAGCCCTACGAGATATAGAATTGATGAAGTCTATGAAAATGAAATAAAGGCATTTTCTAAACTTAATAAGAATAATAAATATCAAAATATATTTGATGCTATTGTTTATCAAACTTTTCAAAAGAATGATGGCCGCACTTTGTTTTTGTCTAATACTGAGCTTTTAAAATTATTTGGCCTTGTGAATGATAATTTTATCTATTCTTGTAATATTGATACAATGTCCGCCCTTGGAGATGAATATATCAATTTTCCTGAAATATCGGCCACAGCAAAAAAAATATTGGTCAGATGGACTTTGACCAAATTAGAGAATATGGCAAAAAGAGATTTAATTCGTCTAAGCTCTGGATATAGATTATATTCAGAACATTATGGGCGGCTTGGTTATTTTATTCTCGGGCATAATGTCCCTTTAGAAACAGACTTAGATAAACAATGTATGGCCCTGTTAAGTAGAGCCAAAGAAATTGCTGTCCCTGGATATGAGAGTGGATGGTTATCTGATAATAAATATAAATTTTTGAATAAAACAATAAAAGAATTATGTGCAAAAGAATTTGACGATCAGTATATTTTTCTTAAAAAAGTAATCACTTTATCTCCTCCCACTGAAAGCAGAATTACAGAAAAGTTACAAAAAATATATCAAGAATTTCCTGAACTTAAAACCATAAATCAAGAATCTTATAGAAAGATCATGTCCACTAAACAACTTGATTCTTTCTCTGGCGAAACACGGCGTAAATTTAGCGATATTAATATTAAATTAGAGCCCAATTTTTTATTCAAAGACATAATAAAAAGAGATGTATAAAAATGATTATACATCTCTTTTTTATTTTATTTTATTTTTTTATGAAGGACTACCAGTTATTTGAATCCATATATCATTTATTTCTAAATCTTCGGGCTCAGTTTGAGAAATTATAACCGGCTTTTTTGTCCATGTCAATTTATTATCTTTTACAGTCAATATTTCTCCTTCATTGGCTGCTCCGTAGGGGGGGGTATTTAACAACATTCCCTATACTCATTTCCTCATCTCCTTCCTATATAGTTTTAATTATATATCCATAAATATATTTTATCTACTGTGACATCACCTTCTGATACCACAGAAACATCAAAATATATTTGATTAATATTATTATTGCTGTGAGCTATTTGTAATTGTATTCCACTAAAATAATCAGCATCAACATTGGACGGAGAAAGAATTCTAAAAGAATAAATATTGTTTATTTCTTCTTTTACATTTTGAAAAATAAATGGGATCAACAAGGTGTCATTTGCTCTATTTCCTGTATAGTTAAGAGTCGCATATCCTTGTATAACTGCTTCTTCAGAATTGCTCAATAGAATAGTTTTTCTTCCTATACTCACCACAGGGGGGGGCATAGGTTTCTAATTGATCTCCACCGGAATGTTGGTTACCAATATTCACTTGGTAAGTAATATTACTTATTTGTTTTTTACTATATGCTCTTTGTGTTATACTTTTTACTGTGCTCCTTATAGCATCTATATTATACACATAATATCTCGCAACTTTTTCGTTTGAGAAAGGTAGAATCGAACCAAATATAATTATCACTCCAATTTTCTTCTAATAATTATTGCAGGACCTTGTCCTTCTTCTCCTTCTTCAGTATATATTCTATCATCAGCAACAAAAACATATTGTCCTGTTCCGCTGCGCCCACCTGAACCGTATCCTATAGTATCATTGGCATCTTTAATAGCATACCCGCTTCCGCCGGACGCTTTTTCATATCCAAAACCAGAAACGGCACTCGTTTCCACTTTTTTCGTCCCATCTTCTCCTTTTTCTGCCATTAGAGTTAAAGAAGAATGATAACTCCCTACTTCTCCTCCTGTCCCGGGCGTAGATGAATTAAAATCTGCGTTACTACCATTTTCGCCACGATCAACATAATAGTCTCCAAAAGTAGATTTATTATTATTAACTGAAAGAGAATATTTTTGTCCTTTGTTTATATTTAGTGTAATTTTAGCACCTGATCCTCCTCCACCGCCGCCGGTAAACTGTTTAGTAGAATAAGTTACCAAAGGATATGATCCTTGGGACACTTGTTGCCCCATCCAATTACCGCCAGTGCCACCTTGAGCATGAAGTTGTACAACATAATTTCCACTTTTGGGGCATTCCCATTCAGTGAGAGTTCTATCTTCTGTTTTTAAAGTTGTTCCTTCTTCATTATAAATCGTATATTTATTTGGTGTAACAACCCACTTATATTCTTCGACTTCTGGTTCTACTGGTGTTCCATTCATTTCCACCCAAGCTAATTTATTTTCTTTAATAGACAAAACTTTACCTTCGTCATCAACTGTCCAGGGGGGGACACCAATTTTATTAAATTTAATAATATTTGAAATACTCATAATTTCTCCTTAAAAAACGACACCTTGCACATAATAGTTATATGAAGATGATTGCCTTATTGATAAAATGTTATCATTTAGACTTATATCGCTAAAAGACAAGTTCCAATCTGGGCCAAACTTGTAATAACTATGATCTTTCCATGCTACTGGTGATTCATTTTTGAATATTGTAGCACTGCCATAAAACTTGTAATTCTGGTTACTTATTAAATAAAAATTTAAAATGGCATAAAATGGAATAAAATCAAATTTTATTGTTACATATTGATAGTCATAAGAAGTAGCTAATTTATTAACTATTCCTACTTGGGGGGGCATTATTATTAGCCTCCTTTAGGGAAACAACAATAATGCCCACCCCCCCAGTTTTGATTAGAAAATAAACAAAAATTTAATTTGTTAAAATTCATGATAGCACCTATTAAAAAAATATTTGTTCTTTAATTGCTAAAAACAATAAAATTGCAAGCAATATAATTTGTAATACAACTTCACGTATCATTTGTTTGTTGCATTTTTCCTGTAATTAATTCAGAGTACGGAAGATTTCTGATCCATTTACAAAATTCTCTCCATTCATCTAATTTATGCCCATTACGAGATTTGTAAATGTTTGCTAAGACTTCATAGTTTAACATTACGGTCCGCTTCTGGTTATAAGAGCCAGGAAGAAGCTGAATCATTTGCCACCAGTATTTCTTGTCTTTGGTTTCAAGATATAACTCACGAAAACGATTAAGTACGTTACAAGTCATTTGAATATACCCCTTCGGAGAGAAATAACACCAATCACCATCAACGTTTATAGCTGCAAGAGCGTGGTCTTTGACGTTTTCTGTTTGTTCATCCCATTCTGATATATCATTAATATCAAACAGATGTTCCGTCGAAAAATCGTCTAATGTAAACTTTTTTTTATGAATACAGTGCATTGTCGAGCAGGAGTTTGTGACTGTTCCGACCTTATATGTATCCATTTCAGCCCACCAGTATCTTGGCGCAATAATATCCACATATACTGTAATCATTCGCATAAATTTTCGATGGTCCGTTCCTGCATTCCGCAGCCGGGTCATTAAATTAAGGTCGTTCGGGCCAATACAAAAAACTTCACTGCCCTCTTGTCTCATTAGTAGGACTCCATTTGGTAAATCAGAAAAATTTGGAGCTTTTTCATACCAGCAACTATCGCTCTTCTCCCAACTCTCTAAAGGATTTCGCATTCCACTGATCGCATGTTCCCAGCCAACAACTTTTTTATTTTCAAACTTAATCATCATGCTCTCCTTGCTTCAATAAAAATCGCCACTCTTCTTTGCTTCCATAATAAATCCTATTAAATAAAAATTATTTTATCATCTGGAGGCATCCAATTAAAATAAAAACCTCTATCTCCATTTATAAATATAACTTCTTCTTTACCGCAATTTTTACATCTTGCTATTACTAAGTTTTTATTGAAACTTTCTATAATTGACCAGTCATGATTATGAGTAAAACAATAATATCCTGTCAAATCTTTTTTCATTTTAATTAATCAATTACAGTATCCCAATTAAAGTTTTTAATAACTTCATAATCTTTTTGTTCTACACCCAATGATAACAAATAATGTTTCAATTTATTATAATGAGCTCTACAAGATTGAACATGATTATCCATAGATTGCTTTAGTCCCAATACTGTTTGCATATCAATTTCACTTTCCACTTCATTATTTGCATGATAAGTAATAGAATCATCAGCAGACAAAGTATTGGCAGAAGAAGTCACTTTTTGATACATATTATTAATATTAACTTGATCTGCTAAAGACAAAGAATATTGTTTTCCATTATATTCAATACCGGAAGTAATTTTTCTTTCACATTCATTACTAAGCTCTTGGATAAGTTTTTCTGTTTTTACAAACATTAAACTTCCGTCAGTTTTCTTTTTACGACCTTTTACGTCTTTCTGCATCTCAAATTCTTCTTCAGTCATTTCTTCTGCATTTTTAGGGATTCTGGACAAATCATCAATTGCTCCCATTTGACCAGGATGCCCGTTTTCATCCCTAATACACCAATAATACATTTAATTACTCCTTTTCAATGCTACTACATTTAAACTCCACAGACTATAATTATCAGCAGAACCTGACTGTAAACCAAAATGGCATGTGATATTATTATTATTAATATTAGTTATCATCCATCTGGTTCTTAAATAACCTGATGTTGCATCAGTAGAAAATTTACAACTATAATCTTTTGATAATACATTACTACTTGAATTATGATAACTGATTAATCCATCAATCTGTGTTATTTCTGAAGGACTATAATCAACTCCATAAAATTCTTCTATTACTCCCCAAGCTATATAATCTAAAGTTGAGAATGTGGCTCCAGCATAATTTTCATTTATTTTAAAATTATTGAAATCATATCCAAAGCCTATTCCATATTTTTTGTTATTTAATGTACTATATATTTTATCTATATCAGGGCCTATAAAAAAAACGCCAGTTTCAAAATCACCTTTGGTTTTTTCAAATGGAGTATTAGAATTTCCTACCCATAATATATATAAATCTGCATCGTCTGTTGGAGCCGATGTCCATGGAATTTCAACTTTATTTACTACATTAGCAGTCATACTTTCATTATTTCTATAATTTTCTAAACAACCTATAATCTTATAAGAAGAACCTGCCATACCACCTGGAATTTTATTATTTAATTCCATCAACACTTGAGAGACATTAGTACCAGTAAAACCAGTAGTATCTTTACTTAATTTAATTTGAGTATCTAATGATTCTGGATATAATTCATCATAATCAGAATCATTCTTTTGTTTCATTGTAATATTATATTTAGACATTATCATTAGCCTCCTTTAGGGAAGTAATGATTTTGCCCCCCCCCCAGTTTTAAGTTTTGGATAATATTAATCATATATTTCTCCTTTTAATAAAAAAATAATATGTGTGCATACAAAACATAATCTGCATGACATAAAATATTTGTGTCAGCATACATATCAATATAAAAAGTACTCAATGTACCTGATGAACTTAATAATTCAAAACTTGTTTCTCCACCTTTTTTGAAAATAAAAGTATAATATAAACGTGGTTCTTGTATAGAAGCACTAACACTCATTATCGCCCATTTATAAGTTTTATATCCTTTATTAAAAGGTATTGATATTGAACCATTATCTTGATCTATTTCTCCTTCCCAATAAGCTGCTACCCCTCCCCCCCCCCAGAGAAGCAATTTCATTATTTAATTTCTGTCCAATACTTCCATTAACAATCATAATATCTCTCCTTTATAATTATCCATAAGGATATCCCCAAGAATAATCCCATCTGACGCCACCCGTATAAGATGTTCTAAAATAATTATGAATTCCATCTCCTCCATAATATAGATACTCTTTAGGCAAACATCTCACATAATCAGTTCTACCAGCTTTTTCTTTTGCCCAATTATTAAGAACATCAGTGGCTAAAACTTTCAAATCATAACCATAATCGCTGACTGTTGGTACATTTGCACTATATGCAAATTGATTAGGTTGCAAAATTACACCTGAGATAGTATTAGGAAAATTACTATTATCTACTCTATTCAAAATAACCCACATAACACAGGCAATTTCAGTTTTACTTTTAATTCCTCGTGATTCACAATAAGCAACTTTAGCCAACATATTTACATCATTAATTGTATAATAATCTTCATAATTAAAATTATCTTGTGTTACATTAAGATAATTTTCAATATGAGTTAAAATTTGTTCTCCTGTGTTCTTTTCATTAAAAAAATCTGTTTTTTCATATTCATTCAAATTCAAAAAATCAATTTTTAAATTTCTTTGTTGTTCATAAATTGCCCCAACAATTAAACTATGATCTGTATTTAATTTCGCGCATTCATACATCTCTGTCATATAATTAACATTTGCATCAAAATTTTCAATATTAACACCATTAGGAACTCTTGCATAAACAGTAATACTTAAAATTAAACACAAAATAATTAATAAAGTTGAAATACGTTTAATCATAAATAATATTTATCCTTTTTATTTTTGTTCTTTTTTCGGCGAATTAGGAAGTGGCATCCAGTGGGTGACAATCACAGGGTATCCTTTCCCCATTTTTCTTTCAATCCCCCAGTGATCTTTGTAGTTGTGTTTAAAGTTGGAATATGCAAGGCCATCAAGTCCATAAATTTTGTTGTTACCCCAATATTCAGGAGCATAGACAAAATACCATCCATCCTTTTCCGGTAATCTCTCCTTGACGCTAATCCAATCATTCATGCTGTCCGCCCTCCCCATCTCGAATTTTCTTTTTCATCTCTTTTGCGGCTCCTTCGCCTACACCAAGAGCATACGAATAAATCATCCAGCAAACGAAGCTTCCTACCCAGCAGAAAACCAAAACAGGCATCGGGACTATAAACCATCCGTTTGCTTTGACAATAGACAGGATGATGCCCAGAAAAAGAAGCAGTTTAATCATCATCGTAGCCCTCCCCGTCGTGGATGTTATTTTTTCGTACACGTTCCCATCTTCTGTAATTCGCTTGGCTTATTTTTTCCCGATGCTGATCTGTCAGGGTTTTCCCTGCATTATGATAATGTTGATGTGTTGTAAATGGGACGAGGGCCAGATTCTCTTTCCGTGCATCCAACTTGTTTTCGTTGATGTGGTGGACAATATACCCATCCGGGATTTCTTCTTGTAGCCAATACATCATGAGTAATCTATGAATTGAAATTTTTTTATCGTAAATGCAAATTGATGGATAGTCTCTACGTAAAACTATTTTCTTTGTACTGCAAATCGGTTTATCACTATACCATAACGCAGCGTTAATTAGCTCGTTTTCAGCATAAATCGCATTACAGCAGTTTACAAGTTTCACTTTCCTTTGTTCATTAACTATCATCTTTTCCTCCATCGAATTTGTTGCCGACGATCTCAATTCCGCTCGTTGACAGATGTATATTTACGCCCATGCTTTCAGTGCCATTCAACCAAACACAAAATCTATTCCACTCTTGGTCATAGCATACAGGGGCTTCTTTTTGTTCGCCGTTCCAATTCGTCCAATGGATGATATCCCCCTCAAAAATCTTCGTTCCGTTCTTGTCGGTCAGACCGGCGTACTGACAAACTGTGAATGGGTCTACCTCAACTTCATCATACTCGTGAAGGTTATCAATCCATCCGAAAAACGCAATTAGACTACCATCATGGATGCACTGGCATTTCCCTCGCCTTTTTAAGGTGCAATCAGCACGGTCATATACCGGATATCCTTCCACCCACTCGCCATCCAGCCGTTTGGCTTTGAAAAGAATCTCTCTCATTCTGCACCTCCGATGATCTCGTCAAGGGCGATGATTTCATTTTGGCGAAGAGAAGGAAACAAAGAGGGGTCGAGTGTTGCAATTGACAAGTTTCCTGTGAAAACTCTAATGCCGAAGCCACACATCTCAATGCTTCCTGCCTCTGAGTATAACATCTTGATAGCCTTCGCCCTCTCCACCTCCTGCTCCGTCCAGCGGGGCTCGCGGATGATGCAGTCGGGGTGATTGATAATGTAACAAAGTTCGCTGGAGGCCACTTCTCCACCATGTACATTTCTAATTTCTCCATCTGTGCCGATAAAATAACTTTTCACTTCGTCAAATGGGAAATCATTAAACTGGAAGTTCTGGTTTACCTCCATCCCAAGCACCTCGCAAATTCTCGGCTTGTTCATGTTGGCCTCCTCCATATTAGATACAGAAAATATTTTTTCCGTCTCAGAGTTTTGAAACTTTATAGACATTTTCTTTATTGTTTCTTCGTTTATCAAAATGAATTGTTTTTGTATTCATTTTTATTTATTTACTAAATAATTCTTGATATATTTGGCTTGTTATTACATCTTGGCTATCTTGATATTTACCTTGATATTTAGTTAAAACTTCACCAATAATAGTATGATAATAAATTTGACAAATGTCAATATTTGGATAAATCACTATTGGTTGAACACAAGTTAATTCTAAAGTCCAATATCCTCTAAAACCAATATCTCCAAATCCAGCAGAAACATGTACAAATAATCCTAAACGTCCGTGGGAAGATCGCCCTTCTAACATAGGAACAAGATTTTGAGTTTCAGTATATTCATTGGTTCTACCCAGATATACTCTTCCAGGTTCTAACAACAAACCTTCTTCAGGAATTTCAACAATATGATAATCATTATTGATTTTCATATCTAATTTTTGTTTGTTGTAAACTAATAATTTATTGTTTAAAGTTAAATTATAGCTATTAGGATTAAGTTTGTTAAAATCAAAAGGATCAATAATAATTGAATTTCCTAATCGTTTATAAATTGCATCTCCAGTTAAAATCATAAAATATTTTTATACTCCTTTTGTTTTAATCAAGCATATCTCTTGCTCTTTTCAATCTTTCTCCAATAGCTTTTCTTTCTTCTTCTGTTAGCACTCTCTTCTTTTTAGGAGAAATAAATTTAAACCAATCAAAAGGTACATGTGCAACAATACTTCCATCAGAGTTTTTTTCAAAATCAACTAAATCAGGATAAATTTCTTTATATTGCTCAATTTTTGAAATAAATTTACGTTCGCTTGTATATAAAGTGCATTTTTCTTCTCCAACGATTCTTTCAATAGAAGTTTCTTTCATGATTATGTCTCCTTTTTATTCTTCTATATTTATACCAATTTCATTGACATAATGAACCTTAATATCAAATTCTTCTTTAAGAATGGTTATTGCATCATTTGGATTTCCGTAAAAAAATTCTTTGTGTTTATTTTCTTTGTTTACTCTTTTTGAGTCCAATCTTTGATGTATCTTTGTTTCTATATCAAAAACATTTTCTGAAAAAACCAAACCATTACATTCAAATACAAAAGGTACGCTTGCACTTGATAATTCAGACAACCTAATTAAAGGATTTAATCTTCTTGTGCAACCAATTTTATACATACCTGGCATAGATTTAGTAGTTGCTATATACAACCATCCAGCCGAACTATGATTAATTCTCCAATCAATCTCATTTTGTCTTTTATCAATTTCAGCGAGCTTATTTTTAATTTGTTCTTGATCTTCTTTTGTAATAGATTGGCTTAAAATTTTTTCTAAATCTTTTCTTTCCTTTTCAAGTCTTTTTTTCTCTTTGTCTGCTTCAAAAAGTAATTTTTCTTGTTCTCTTAATTTAAATCTTGCTTTTTTAGCTTCTTCTTTTTCGTTAATTTGCGCTATTTTTTTATCTAATTCTAATTTTAATAATCTGATACTTAAATGTAAATATTCCTCGTTAATTTTTACTCCAATTATTGAAGCCTTTTTATTACATCGGTTAAAATTATTAGTGATTAAATCTATACTTCTTGACAAATTTTGAGAAGTTACGCTTTTTTTCTTTCTATCAAAAAAAGAATTAAATCCAAACAATAAACTTTCACAATAAGAATGTTGAAATAAAATACCTTTTGCTAAAGAATGATCTACTTTATACTCTTTTATAATTATATATAAAGCATTTCTCGATATAAGTTGAGCCATTTCTTTTTTAATTTGATCTATCTTAGTGTTAATCTCAACAAAAGAAGTAATTTCAGGAATATATTCTATTCCTATATCTTGTAATTCAATTAATCCTTTATTAGTTCCTAATAAATTTATTGTTTCATCTAATTCTTTTTTATAAATTTGAAGTTGTAAATTAATTGTATTTAATTCTTCTTGTTTTTTATCAATTTCTAATTGTATTTTATTATTTAATAATTTTTGAATAAAAAAATTAAACATATCGTATTCCCTCATTATCACTTTATTGTTTATAATAAGATTAACATAATTATGTTTAATTGTCAAATTATTATTTTTATAAATTATACCAAAATATAACGATTATTATTAACAATTTTGACGAATATTATTAATAATGCCAATTAATTTTGTCTTTTTTCTCTGGCGGACAACGATAAGCAAGCCAAGATTCTCCGTACTCTTCCAGTAAATAACCCTGGACTGATATGCCTTACAGGACAAGGTGTTTTCCTCTGTCCCAATATAATAGTCTCCACTGGCTTTTCCCCGGTTCTTCAAGATTTTGTACCCATACAGGCTCTTCATTCATCTCCCACAGTTCTTCCAATGTCAGCGGTTCATTGCTGGGCTGTGGAATGGTGAGTATACTATCTATATCATCCTTGAAATCTGCATACGTCGCTGCCCATGATACAGGAGCAGTTTCGTTATTCCAAGTATCAAAAATCCGCTTATTGTATAGTTCTTGCAACATATCAGCATCAATTGGTCTCATTCTTAATCTCTCCATCCATGTGCGCGCCACAAGTGGGACAAATTGCAATATTTGAAATGAATTTTGATCTAACGTGGCACACGCTACAAGTTCCGCACATACAGCTTTTAATTAGTCTATTTGGCCCTAAAAACTCCCATCTCCCGTGCCTCACCTCCGCAACGTCGGCGGCGGGGATGTGTGCGATTTCGCTCCAAGCCGCAACATAGTCTCCGCTGGTTCGCTTGACTACATCTAATGCTGCTGCCCTCTCAATGTACTCCTTCATTCCTTTTCCCTCCGTAGTGCGGCCTCAATTTCCAAAATCGAGAATGTATGACTTAATGGCTCTGCATTCGGTATTTCAGTCTCCGCCGTGATAAAGATATTTTCAGGCGTGTAGTCCTTAATAACCGCATTGCACCACAATCCTACGCTGCTCTTGTATGAAATTTTATACCCAGGTTGGCACGGCAGCACTACGCACCGCCTCTCTCTGTCCGCCAAGGCCAGTTCCCACAGGCGATCAAATGAAACCCCAAAAATATCCTCAATGATTTCTGAAAAGGTCATATCAAACAGACTGCATTTATTCATTTTTCCAACTCCTCCAATCTATCTATAACTCTGCCCATCAGCGCAATAGCGTCAAGATAGTCCTGTTGAGTAAATGCGTTGAGCAAGGAAGAGGTATAAAGTTCTCTGATTTTTCTTTGCTCAACAGTTCCAATAGTTTTATAATTCGGTGTAATATATTCATCCATTGTTCTTCTCTCCCTCCGGCGGGCGTTCTTCCATCTTATCTGCGGTTTCTGCCAGAAGTGTAGCAGCCTCCAGATAAGATATTTCTTTGGGCCCTCCATTTTCCCCCCAAATATCCCAGCAATAAAGCGTCCCATGCAGTCGCTTGTTGTTGACTATCGCTCTGGCTCCTGCTCTCAAAGCGAGAAATAACTTTTCATTCTCCATCGACTTCCCCCTCCGGCGGGCGGCGGTAATTGTCCTGTTTTTCTCTGACGCAGTCAAAGCATTGCCCGAATGAGCCATGTGTTTTCCAATAGCACCCCTCACACGTCAGCGCCTCATTCGGCGAGGTGAGGGTGGGCATCCCCAACACAATATCCTCTGCCCGCTCCTTATCCTGTTCGCTATCCCAGCTACATACCTGGATTTCAACCATCAGCTCACTGGCATCAATCGCCCTTGTCATCTTTCATCGCCTCATTCAATCTCCCCACCAAAATTTCTTCCCCGTTTTCAGTAAGCGGCGCTCCGCATCCCGGACAAAAATGTAGGGAAAAGAGGCCTTTATTCCCGCAAAAAATAAATTGTCCATCAAAGCTTCTCCCATCCTTGCAGTGGTGGCAACGCTGTTTTCGCATCTTCTTAGCTAATTCTTCCGCTTTAATCATTTTTCAGTACCTCCTGCACGATCTTCTTTGCAGCCTTGTTCCCGCACTCCCGGCTGATGGGGCGGAGGGCGGAAACAGCTATATCAATCGCTTCGTCCAACTGTTTTCTGTCCCACCAAAGCCCATTTTTCAAGGTATCAATCGCTTCTTCCCGTGTCATTTTTATCTCCTTTTGAAAATACTCTTTTTCTTTCATTAGCAATATACTGACACCCACAATTAGGGCAATCAAAGGCATCGTATAAGGTAGGCTCCATTTTATTAGAAGGTAAAAGAAATAGTTCTGTTTTTTCACGGGCAATATAATGTCGCTTCTTAGTTAATTCAAATACATACCCGCATACTTTACATGTTGTTTTATTCAACTTTCTACCTCCAACATCGCCAATTCTCCACCACAAGCCATATATCCACAACAATCTATCCAACTGTCTATATGATTTTGATTAGAAGACGCACGAGCAATTTTTAATAAAGCCATAAGTAAAGCTACTGTTACTTCGTCTACTTTTACTTCTGTCCCATCAGCTACACATCTTGAACGAATTACAGGCTCCCAAAGTTTAGCAATTAAAGAAAAAGAATTTTCAGGTCCACCATATTCTTTGTTACGATCTTGCGAAACAATCCTTTCTGCTTCTTCAAGAATTGCTTCACGTGAATCAAATATATTTTCTTTTACATATTTTTTCATATTTTCTCCTTTTTTTTACATTATTTTTTTATTAATCCATGCAATAGCAAATTAGAAGAATATAATCGCTCTAATTATTCTTCGTGACTGATTCTCTTTCGTTCGCCAAAACTGCAATACTCATCCCACTGGTGTATCAACATTATGTGCGGACATTCACAAAGAGAAGTTTTCCCATCACAATCAAAGGAAATTTTACTCTCTTTGCCATACTTGCACTCCCGACACCTGACCACAGGCACGGCGTCGATGGTGGGTAGTGCGTCAAGCACAGGTTTCCCCTCTGCATCAACCAGCCTCATTGCTCGGCCTCCTTGTCCATGCGAGCGCCGCAGTTGTGGCAATAGTTATAACCAAAAATGGATTTCGCATGACACTCACTGCACTCGTCATAGCCCTCATGCTTAATCCATCTCCCATGCCGCACCTTCTCCACCTGCTCCCGGCTGACGGAGCGGAGGGCGGAGAGGGCAATCTCAGCCATCTCTTTCCGCCTACGGTATAGAATGTCGTTCTCTCCCGGATTACTACCAAATCCGCTATCAAGCACCACTCGCGCCGCTGTGAGCTGTTTTTCAAAAAGGGTAATCGCTTCTTCCCGTGTCATTTTTATACGACCTTTCACTTTGTTTTTCTTTATATTATCTATTTATTTTATAATTGTCAAGCGTAAATTTGAATAATATATATAATATAATATATAATAAATTTGTCTATTTTTATACTTGACATTATAAAAACTATTATATATAATATATTTATATATTTAATATATATATTAAATATACTTATTAAAAGAAAAAGAAATATATAAAGAAAAAGAAATATATAAAGAAAAAGAAATATATATTATATTATTATATATTTTATAAATAAATATCAAATAATAATATAATATATTTTTAAAAAATAAAATTTTTATTGAACGTAATGAAATGAAGTGAAATAAAATTTTTATTTTTTAAAAATAAAATTTCTTTGGTACTTTCTTTTTGAAAAATGCAAAAACTTTTTGTTCTTTGTTATTATGCAAATTGCTCCGCATTTATACTCCCTGCGGGGCGAAGAGAATTACTTGCAAAAACATAAAATTTTATTTTATTATAATTACAATAAAAAATCTTTTTATTTTTGATTCTAAAAGCAAATCCTATATAAAGAGAAGGAGTGGTATAATAAAAATAAAAATAGACTAAAAAATTATTATAATTAAAATAAAAAATAAATACTTAAATAAGACTGTGAGAATGAAAAATGAGTTTGAATAAACAAATTTTTTTATATTCTATTTCTACTGATGATTTTTACAATTCAGAAGAACAATTTTTTCACAAAAGATTATTAAGACTTTATATAGCTAAAAACAAAAATAAATCCGAATGGCGTAAAAAATGGATCAATAAATTAATAAAACAAGAAAAAAGAAAATTAACTTGTCTATTAGATGCTAAAAAAAATAGTGATATTGTTAGAGAACTGAATATAGAATCTCTTAAAGAAAAAAATATTATTAATTTATTTGAAAGCAGTTTAACAAGAACTATGAATATTACAACAAATTCTTTGACTAAAGACTTATTCATAGTTGATGTATATTTTTTTCAAGTATTCAAAAATTTAGTTAAAAATGGATTTTTATACAATAATGAAAAATATATTTTTTTAACTGCTTCTGCTGGACAAATAAGAACAAAAAAAAGTGTTTTTATAAAAGAAAAAATATATAATAAAATTTCTTTGACTTTAATGTGTGGATTAACAATAGAAAAAATTAATGAAAAAGGCGGTATAAACCCAAATAAATTTTTAAGTTATCTTGCTTTGAGTAATTCAGCAACCGATCCTTGGAACGATTTTGACATTGATAAAAGCATAGTTGTAGAAGATTTTGAAACAAATGTTCAAGGGGAAGTAGATTATATTGATTCTAAAACATATAAAATAATACGACAAGAAAAAGAAGTTAAAATACCTCATACTGATGGATGTGGTATTATGCTTAATGGTCCTACAAGAATGATTAGAGCACCATTTATAAAAGGTTTGCTTATAACTTTTCCTTTTGACAAATTTATTAAAGAAAAATGTAAAAATGGAACATGTATTATTAAAGACATTTATGGTAAAGAATATGATATTTTAGCTGATGGAATTGAATATATATTCACAAAATCCCAATTTAAATTGCATTAAATTTAGTGCCTTTACACAGTAATGTGTATCGAATAACGCGGTGAACGCATAAAAGTGCGGTGTAAGATATTAAATCTTGCTAACAGGGAAAGCTAAATAATTGTTGTTATAAAAACGAAAAGGAGGTGAAAACAATAAAACAAAAAACTAAAGATTTATCCGGAAAAATTTTTGGAGAATTAAAAGCGATCAGAATTGTAGAAAAAAATAAAAAAGGTGTTATTTGGGAATGTATATGCTCTTGTGGAAATATAACAAATGTACCATCTTCAAGATTGTTATCCGGTAAAACTAAAAGCTGTGGTCATTTAAAAAGAGCAAAAAAAATAGAAAGAAATTTAATCGGAAAATGTTTTGGGCGATTGACAGTAATTCAACATTCTGATAAGAATAAATATTGGATATGTAAATGCAAATGTGGAAATATTAAAGAAATATATGAATATAATTTGCTTAAGGGAAAAACGAATAGTTGTGGTTGTTTACATAAAGAAATTGTTCATAAAGTTTTTTATGAAGATTTAACAGGAAAAGTTTATGGAAGATGGACAGTTATTGGTGAATCTAAAAAAAGAAGTAATTATTGTAAATGTCAATGTAGTTGTGGAACAATAAAAGAAGTTGCTAAAAATAGTTTAAAAAATGGTAATTCTATAAGTTGTGGTTGCTATAAAAAAGAGTTGACTTCTAAAATTCTTTCTTTGAACTTGCAAGGGCAAAAATTTGGAAAATTAACTGTGCTTAAAAGAGATGGAAATTTTTTAGGTAAAGATAATACTAAATATTCTGCGTGGCTTTGTCAATGCGAATGTGGTAATAAAAAAACAATTAGAGGACATGATTTAGTTCGTGGTTCTGTTATAAGTTGCGGCTGTCTTAGTTCTAAAGGCGAATATTTAGTTCGACAAATTCTATTAAAGAACAATATTTTATTTGATACACAATATTCTTTTCAAGATTTAAAAAGTGACAAAAATTATCCTTTAAAATTTGATTTTGCTATATTCAATCAAGATAAAAGGATTTTATGTTTAATTGAATATCAAGGAGAGCAACATGATATTTCGTACGAAAAATATCATATAAATTTTGGAAAGCAACAAAGAGAAATAACTGATAAACAAAAAAAGCAATATTGTATAAAAAATAAAATTCCGTTTTTTGAAATTTGGTATTATCAAGATATTGAAGAAGAAATAATAAAAATATTACAACAATTACATGCTGATCCTGTGCCAAGCCTTTAATAAAGGAAGGTGCAACGACTATCCGAAAGGAGTAGGGAAA